ATGCCGTTACACCATATTCATTATTTTGTGAATGATAATATTGATTGGTTATATCTATCTTCAAATCTGAATGCGATACCAATATTGGAGCAGATATTGAATGAAGATTATTGGTTGAAAAATAAGGTTGCTTGGCGTGGATTATCTGCAAATTCCAATGCGATTCACATATTGGAAAAAAATTTAGATAAGGTGAATTGGGGATTGTTATCAGAAAATAGAAATGCGATCCCGATTTTGAAAAAAAACTTGGATAAAGTGGATTGAAGGAAATTATCTATAAATCCGGGTATGATTCCATTATTGGAGCAGAATTTGGATAAAATAAATTGTAAGTTTATATCTTTAAACCCAAAAGCGGGACAATTGTTGGAAAACAATTTAGATAAGGTGAATTGGAAATGGTTATCTATAAATGAACATGCGATTCACATATTGGAAAAAAATTTAGATAAGGTGAATTGGGAGGTGTTATCTATGAATAAAAAGGCGATTCATATCTTGGAAAAAAATTTAGATAAGGTGAATTGGGAGGTGTTATCTATGAATAAAAAGGCGATTCATATCTTGGAAAAAAATTTAGATAAGGTGAGTTGGAAATGGTTATCTAAAAATCCGGGGGCAATACCTATATTGGAAAAAAATTTGGATAAAATTCGTTGGAAGGCGTTATCCGAAAATCCGAATGCGATTCCAATAATGGAGCGACATTTGGATAAGGTGAGTTGGACTAAATTATCTGGTAATCTAAGAAGAGAGGTTTATTGGGGTTCTTGATGGCTTAACCCCCTTGGTAATTTGAATATAACAACACAATCACTGTGTGGTTATAATGGAATGTGTGCAATTACGCGAACGATACGACGTTTTCATTTTCGCCTACATCTTCGGACGATTCCGTATCAACACTTGAAATATCGCCAATTTTATTCTTCTTACCATATGTGGCGAGAATATTCATCGTTTCGGGTGTGTTGGGTAAAACGGCATATTTGATGTAGATAGTATACTCGGTATAATCATCCATGCCGTCGTATCCAACAAATACGCGAGCATAGGAAGTTCTGTTTGGTAAAAGTTGGAATGTGCTCCACCAACTCTGGGTGGACATATTTCGCACACTCTCATTACGCTGTTTATCGACATGCTTGGTTGTAGAACATTGGTAAAATCCGTCGATTTTATCGGGTTTCGAACGCCCCCCAAGTTCCTTTCCAAGTATATTTTTATAAAAGTCGCTGACCTTTTCCCATATTTTATCATCATTATCGTCGTATACTTTAAACTTCTTCCACAAGTTCGCGTTGGTAGGTGTGATCGACTGCAATGCCTTTTTCTTTTCCTCACGTGCGCTAGGTGGTTCAGGTTCGTGCCCATCCAACTCTTTCAATGTGCATTTTTTACCGGCAAATCCATTGCAATGTTCAATAAACTCCTCATATTGCAGACAAGTTTCGTATACTTCACGTGTAAGCGAATGAAATTTCGTTTTTTTGATGCGTGCCTTGTTTTCGGGCGACCAATTCATGTAGTTAAATAGGAAACGGCACAGTTGATATAACTTGTCGTCTGCAAGTTGTGGATGGGATAAAACGACGTTATCGAAATTGCCGATATTTTCATTGATAAGCGTCACACTCATTCCGATGCACATTAATCCGGTTACAAACGTAGGACAATTTGGAAATGGTTCGATTAGTTTTTGAAATACATAGGATGGTTCAAGTAGTCGTTTTTTTTCCACATTGTCTGCTTCTAGATTAAGTTGCAATCCGGTTTTAACCTTGCGTGATTTCCTCGGTTTTTTTGAGGCGCGAAATAGTTCGTGTCCGTTTCCATTGGAAACAATTACGTTTGCGTTCGGGAAATATTGTAAAATGACGTTGACGGTCTGGTAATGGGTTGCTTTTCGGGTATATGCAGGCCATAAATTGTAACTGAATGCGTCATTTGTAATACCAATGTGAGAGAGAATATGGTGACTGAATTGGAAGTAAAGTTGTTCGTTTCCGAGATCAAATGGGAATTTCGAGTCAAACCATGTGAAACGATTCCCGATAGACATTCCGGCACGACTAGATACAATGGTGGGGATATCAGCTTCAATACTGATAGAAGACACGCGTTCCATTGTGGTCAGATCGTCATATATGTGCGCTTCACATTTATTAACCCCGAAATAGTCGGGTGAACTCATGATATTATATTCGGCTTCGGTATCGATAATATGAATTCGATGGAATAATGGGTCGCTATCACTATACGTCCATGTATTTTTGGGAGATCCGCTATATCCAATTATACTGGATACAATCCTACATCGATTGAAATCGCGAATATAACCCCGGTTTTCGGGAATGTATTTGTGTGCCTCGTCAATATGCATAACAAACTTCACATTTTCTTCTCTAAATCTAATCGAATCTTCGACTTGATCTAACATACGAGGAATACTATCGCGAATTCGCCTTTCATGTGCGCAACAAACAATCACTTTGATATCGGGGTATCTGCGAATTAATGCGAATATATCATCGACGGTCTTTGCGTGATTGCAGTTTCCAGCAGAGTATTTGTTACTATTGAATACAATGATGCGTTTCGATCCAACATTTTCTTCCATTCGTCCGAAGAATTGCATTCCAGCCGAAAGTGTATTCATTGTGATAACAATATGGATGTTTTTAGATGCAATATCATTATTAATACTGGTTATGCATATGAATGTTTTCCCCTCTTGTGGTTTACGTATAACAAGACTTAGCTTGCTATCGTCGTCATCGGGGATGTTATAATCGGTTTCAGTCAGAAAGTCGGACATTGTTGTTCCAGGTGTTAACCTCATTAATTTGATGATGAATGGTATCAATTTTATAACATATATTATTATATCAGCGTGATTCGCATTTTGCGATGCCCTGTATTTTCAGCATCAAACAGCAATATTTTGAACATATGAGTTGAATAATTGTCTAATAACGATGTAGATTCCAATGTATACATACGTTTTACAGTGTTAAGATATACGGTATAACGATATTTCGCATCTGAAATAATAGTTTGATTGAATACAACACCACTATGTTGCTCGTCGGTGATGTATGGATTATGAATACAAGAATGTAACATATAACAATCCATTTGAACCCGTTGTATGGATTTCACGTCAATATTTAATTCGTCAATTTTTTCAAATTGTTTATGTAGAAAGGTAAGTGCGTCAGTAGATACATTCATATTCATAACTTGGTGAAAACAAATTTGATTGAGAATATCGACGAGGCGGCGTATAGGACTAGTGATATGAACATACGAATCCACATTTAAAGTCATGTGTCGAACATCTGACGATTCATCAAACAGTTGATATGTGCTATGTGTATTTTTCCATGATTCTAATACACGTCGTGTTTCGTCGTCTCCTGTTATAGACGGGATCTCATTCGCTTCACCTATAATGACTGAACGAAATACACCTATTTTCGACGCATGTAGGGTTTTTGACGCCATGGTATTCATATAAACCATCCAGTATGCTACAACATCGTGACTATCGGTAATGTTCGTATCTAATTTACGAGTAATTTCATATAGTTTTTTATAATTCGAATTTTTGCGCAAAGCCTTTTCTTCATATCGATAGTTACGTCCAATCTGAACAATTGCGTTGAAAAAACGAATAGAATCCTTACGAATTTGACCAGTAGATTTATCGACAATAACTTCCATAGCAAATGTAATTCGTGTTGTGTTCGCAAGTAAACTACAAATTCGGTCGGACAATGAAGTAGGTAACATAGTTTTGCGATCATCCGGTAAATAAATGGTTGAAACACGAGGAGTCATATATTCCCAAAGCCCTAATTTATCAATACATGCATACACGTTTGCAATATGAATGGTTATTACTGTCGTGTCATCAGTTTGACGTATACTAAACCCATCATCTAGGTCGATACTACCATCAGGGTCTATTGTAAAAATATAATCATCTGTGTGATCTTCCACTTTATATCGAGGGTCGGAGCAAATACTTTGAATAATATCTGAATCTGAAATATCCTTTAATTTACGATTGAGTTCCTTGTTAAATTTCGACATAGAATGCACGAGTTCTCGTGTCCATAGTTGGTAATTACCAAATGCTTGGAAATCGTCGACATTACCAATTGTATCGACAGTGACCCCCATGGGATGTTTGTTATCCCAATTCGAGAAACGAAACAGAATATATTTGTTTACTTGTAGTTTTTGAAAACCAATTTTAATATCATGTGGAACTAAAAACATGGGTAATGTTTTGTCGTGAGGAATACATCTATACAGAACGCGCCCATTTGATGACCGCCCAAATGTCTGATTTCCATGTAGAATAAGCACTCCAGGAATAGATACACCATTTCGAATCGGTGAGTTTATAGTGTGAACTGTTCCATCTTCTATCACATTGAACTCATCTGTCGTAAATAATTTAGAATGAATTGGGTCGAACTGGGCTGGTTCTTTTGGTGAAACTTCCCATTTACTATAGTCGCGTGAGTTAGATTTAAATTGATATATAGTTTCCATACAATATACTATCACATGTAATGTTTATACCGTATTGTTATATATATATATACATATAACAATTTCGTTACACAAGCGGTATAGGGTTTCAAATAAATTAACCGTTACATATTATATATAGAAATATTAGAGAGGATCTTAGGTAGCGCCATTATAAATAAATATAATATGAACTTAATCGGAAGACTTATCTGTATGAATGTATTGTAATTAGTTATATTATCGGGGTATTTGGAAATTATGCAGTTATACTCGCGTGTGCTATTGTATATTATTGCTCCCGCAATATTTATGACTATATGTAAAAATGCCCATGCGACTTTATAATTCAATTCAGATAAGTCTATGTAAAATAGATTAGACACATCACGATACGTTTGTTGACCAAAATAACGATTGGTTGTATTATATATCACTGTATAAGTGAAACCAAGAGCTGAATCAGCCAATAAATACATTGATATACCAGAACATTTACGATAATTAAACATGTAATATACATTAAAAATCGTCATCGCTGTTATAATCAACATAGGTAGCGTATTACACATTCTGTATGTAATTTGGTCAACATAGAAACCTATATTCTTATTAATATGTTGCTCATTCTGAGACATTTGGGGTATCACTTTATTGTCACTACTACCTTCTTCAAGATTATTATAGGAGATTGTAGACATATGATAATATCTGTAGATATTTATCTAAGTGCGTTTATTATATTAATAATCGCACTAGTTCTCTGCACAAACTGTATAGGGTTTCAAATAGATGAATAGTTATTACATATATTAGTTCCATTGTAAATCCAAGAAACAACTTGAACGTTTCGTGTCTATATAATACAATGGGTTTTGGAATATTTTTATTATTTATTGTTGGAGGATTATGCTTATCTGTAGCGATAGTATCACTTGTTGCTCATTTCTGTCGTAAATTGTAAACATTTAGTCGATGTTGGTCTCTAATGCGATATATAATTGGTAAAATGTTACTTCTATCCATATAATAGTTTAAAATATTGATAGAATGATTCACGCCGATTTCTTATTAGCGAGTTGTATACGAAATAAATGTGTCCCTATAGTAATAATACCACATATGGGTAAATTCGAAATGTTTTTGTATACAATGTATGATTATATTCGCTATGTAGTTTGCTTGAAAATGATAACAAATAAATCGGTAAAATGGAGAGATACGCTATGTGATGTGGAATATACACATTCCAATCAAGAATATGATCGAAAATCGGTTCCATCGTCAACTACACCAGATCCAGTATCCAATTTTGCGGACATTTTTGGGAATCAAGTATAATATTGTCCGTCACACCATTGAATAATGAACTTATAATGTTCAATAAAATTGAAAGGCTTTATGTGTATTACACTATTCCATCATCACCGTCAATTATTAACATGCCCGAACATCTACGTAAAACTAAGAAGGATAACGCTCGTAAAAATTACGACCTAAACGGCAAGTATAGTGCTCGACATGCACGTATCTGTTTTGAACAAACGAAACAAAATAATGTGGCTTTAATTGAAAATCAAAATGAAGAAATTGATAAAACAAATAAAAATAAAAAAAATGCTAAGACAAATAAAAAAAGATAAAACTAAGAATGACCGTCATCCCGTATATTTGTATGTTTTTTCTCAAAATAAGTAAATTCCGAAAACAAAAAATGTATACACATATAATAAAAATATGAACGAATATTATTATTATGTTATTTTATGCAGATATATCGATAGAAGAGACCGCGTTATATGTACAAGGAGAGACCGACATCTAATTACACATAGAATCCCTGGTCGAAATGCTTTGATGGCGTCAATCTATGTTCATATGGGTTCACCTTGCTATCGATATTGTATTTGTCGATATTTTTCGGATGATGACCTTATTGCTGCACATGAGCGATTATCCAATCCCGTTCCTTGGGGTGGGTATTATCCACTGTGATTGCGGGTGGGTTTGGTTATGATTGAGACTTTATAAAATATGTAGTTTAATTTCATATAATTCATCAATATATTTACATTCTTTTTTTAATTTTTCGCACACTTTATCATATTTTAAGTTTAATTTTTTACAGGCTAATTTAATATTTGAATATGTGCTAACATTTTTGGTATCTAACTTTATAACTTCAACTTGCTTACAACATGGATTTAAACCAGTATTCATAGCATGTTGTGTATTTTCAGCATGTATATTCCATTCCAAATTTTCTAATGTATTATTCAATGGGTCTCCATCAATATGATTTACACATCGTTTTTTTTCAGGATTAGGAATAAATAATTCAGCAACTAATCTATGTATTTTTTTTCTTTTTCCTTTTATACCAATATATATACTTATATATCCACCAAGATTAGTTCCATTCACTAATACTCCTTTGGTATTTTTCACTCTTCCATAATTAGAAATTTTATAATCGTTTGCTGTGGGTATAATTTCTTGAACTGATTTCCATTCTTCATTTTTTAAATTATATGTATTCATATTAACATATTTCCATATATAATTATATCCTGTTTTATATGTTCCTTGCAATCTTGCCCGTAAAAGTGATTTAATACATTCTTTATTTTTTGTTGTTGATAATTTATTAGAAATTATATATTCAACAGCATCATCAATATTATTATATGTTTCAATTACATTACCATTATCTTTGTTTATTCGTTGAACCTTTAATATAAAATCACCTTTATTCCAATTTCTATTTTCACATTGTTTTTTTGGCGTAGACCATCTCAAATTTTCAACATTATTATTTTGTCTATTATTATCAATATGGTCTACAGAAGGATAATTATTAGGATTATGAATAAAAGCAATTGCAACTAATCTATGAACTAATACACATTTTTTTAAACCTATTGAAATTACATTATATCCATCAGGATTAGTACGTTGTTTCATTAATGAGTTCATATTTTTATTTCTAACTCTACCTTTGTTGGATACTTGAAAATTAGTATCAATAATAATATCTTTCCATTCTTCATTTATAATTTCATCATATGATACTACTGGTGTATTCTGTGATATATATTCCAAATTTTTAAAATAATTATTTATTTTATTTCCATCAAGATGTCTAATATGTCTATAACTATTTGGATTTTCAATAAACAACTCGGCTATTATTCTATGTATTTGAATATATTTATTTTTGTTATTCTTATCAAGAAGATGCGTGCATTTATATCCGCCTTTAATTGAACCTTTTATATTTTTATTTGGAGTAATTTTTTGAATATCTCCATAATTTGAAAATTTATAATTATTAAACTCTGGGTGTATTTTCCATTCAGTATCCATGATAATGTATTTATACTATTATCTTTAATATCATTTCCAAATCAACTTTCTAACCAGCAAAAAAAAACATACGTTTTTATTATTTTTCCACCTATAACCAACCTGTCTATTACGGTCGTTCCTTCACCAAAATATCGTTAATAATATTCTCTTTTTCGAATAATTTCTTGAATTTGTTGAGAACAGCGAATAATCTTTGTTTCTCTATTTTTTTTTCGTGGGTGTTATTATTATATAAATCAAATTTATTTTCTAAATAGTCAATCAATGTTTTAGTTCTATCTACAAATGTTAAAATATACTGTTTATCCTGTGACGTAAGTGTGTGTTTAAATTCCTTGAACTGATTTTTATATTCGTCAGGATATTTTGCTGGATAATCGGCAATTGTTTCATTACCATAAAATAACCGGATCAGATCCATTTTTTTCCCATCATACTCAATCTCATATTGAGATGGATGATAACGATTACATGCTATAATATCCAGTCTATGTTTTAATTCATTAAATAATTTGTAATATTTATTGATATATTTTACATATTTTGAACTTTTACCAAAACAATACAACACTATAGTAGAACTATTCATAGACCAAGCTCTTAAATTACAAGTTTCACCGCCTAATTTCATCCAATAATCCTCTTCTGATGTAATTGGATCTATAAACGGGTGACCATCAATAGCGCTCATTACGTCTTGATTTGGATACAATAACTCATTGGGTAGTAACCTTATAATATCCAGAACATTTTTCTTGATAAGCTGTGTATCGGGTATGTAATTCATATTAAATAATGATGGTTAATTCATAAATGTAACATACATATATGAATCAATTTTGTTTTTAATCATCGCGGTTTTATAAATTGGACATTTTTTAACGATTTGGAAAAAGTAATATCGAAAGTTTAAATAAGTTCTCAAATGGTAGCAGATATCATATCCTCAACCAATACCATAACCGAATTCAAATTCTCTTTGTCTAATTGTATAATAGGCAATATATCTTCAAAATACATTTGAAATTGTTTCGACCTTATAAACATAGATTCAGTTACCCTTTCTTCTATAGTTATTTTATTTTTTGATGTAAACCGACTATGGATTGTATTATATTCATTCATTCTAATTATTAACACTTCAATATTATGTATGTGTTCCGTGAATAATTCATTTACACCATTTTATATCTAAGTAATTTTACGCATTATAATTACTTTTTCCTAAACATTCTCCTTCTCCATATTTTCCTCTATTTCCTTTTTGAGTTTTTCTTGCCTTCTTATATATGCGTGCTTATTGTATATTTTTTTTTGCTCGATTGTAGGTTTATAATCGCTTTTATAGTTAGTTCTCTGTTGATATTCTTTAACTCGTTGCTTATGTTCGGTTTTGTTGTTTTCATAGTAAGTTTTATTTTTTAAAAGATATTTATCTAACTGCTCTTTTAGTTTGATATTTTCATCTTCCAATTCTTTAATCTTTTCATCTTTATCCATTATGATACTATATATAATAAAACATATTTATGTTATTTTTGTATTATTATCATTTTCAAAAAACGGCGTTTTAAATTACCAAGGGTGTAATATGTGTAACAATATATATATATATTAGAATGGAAAAAATAAGTAAGACATCATCTAAAACCAGAAGTAAAACCAGAAGTAAAAACAGAAGTAAAAACAGAAGTAAAAACAGAAGTAAAAACAAAAGGACAATACGGAAAAGAGGAGGAGGGACAACTTTAGGAAAACCAATACGAGAACCGATGGTATTTACACCAACCACAAACAAAGAATTAGTCGATGCAGTTATGGTTTGGGTGAATAACTCGCGATGGAGCATATCTAGACATAATTTAGGAAAAATATCAGAATGGGACACTTCCAATATCACAGATATGAGTAATTTATTTTATAGAACATCGTTTAACGATGATATTTCTCAATGGAACGTATCGAATGTGACAAATATGGATCAAATGTTTAGGTCTGCTACAAATTTTAACCAACCGATAGGTGATTGGAATGTATCGAATGTGACACATATGGATCAAATGTTTAGGTCTGCTATAAATTTTAACCAACCGATCGGTGATTGGAATGTATCAAAGGTGACACATATGGTTGAGATGTTTGATTATGCTAACACATTTAATCAACCTATAGGTGATTGGAATGTATCAAATGTGCTAGATATGTATGGTATGTTCGCTAATGTTAAAGCCTTTAATCAACCTATAGGTGGTTGGAAGGTACAAAACGTGATAAATATGGGTACTATGTTTCATTATGCTAAAGCATTTAATCAACCTATAGGTGATTGGAATGTATCAAATGTTACAAGTATGGATGGTATGTTCGCTGGTTCTGAAGCATTTGACCAAGCGATTGGTAATTGGAACGTATCAAATGTGGCAAATATGTATGCTATGTTCGCTAATGCTAAAGCATTTAATCAACCTATAGGTGGTTGGAATGTACAAAAAGTGACAAATATGGGTCATATGTTCGCTGGTACTGAAGCATTTAACCAACATATAGGTGATTGGAATGTATCAGCTATAGTAAATATGAGTGATATGTTTCAGTCTGCTAAAGCATTTAACCAACCGATTGGTGATTGGAATGTATCAAAATACACAGACCTAGAAGTACAAATCACACCATCTAACAAAAAGTATAAGAATACTTCAAATTTAATAGAAGACAACAATGGATTATCATTTATAACAATTCCCAAAGGGACTGTTCTATTTCGTAAAAGTAAAGATATAAATAGTGATTATTGTGGATATCCTGATGGAACAAAACCAAATCATTATAATGCTCCACCAGACACGAATGTATTTTTTTACTTTTATCCATTGTATAGTGATACGGTGGGGTGTGCGAATGGAGGAACAAATAAAATGTTTACTCTGACCCAAGATGTCAAATTATTAAATTTAACATATCCTTCTACCATAAATAAAGAAGCGGTGACCAATAGCACAGAGCATGATGATATAGCGTTATCATGCGACAACAAAAGCGATTTGGGACACCGTTACGACCCATGTCTATCAGACGAACTTTTGCAAAGATATCCTGATGTTATGGGAATCCTGGATATAGCCAGGTTTAATGCGGAACAACATGTTAAAATATACTATAACAAAATTTTGCCATTATTTTATAGTGTTTTATGGGAAGATAGTATGATGAAAGGCTCTCCTGAAATAATATTATATCCATTCCAGGAAAGATTTATGACAGAAATCCACCATTCAATAGAAGAATGCGAAAAAATTCCAAAAAATTATGAGTTATTAACCGAATGCACGCAGAATAACCCAATTATATCTCAATTAAATGAATATTTACATCCGAAAGGAAAAACCAAAAAGCATATAACAATATTCACTCCATTAAAGTTGTTTGTTGTTTATGAAGAACTAGATGATAAATATAAAAAGGATTGTGTTCCATTAATAATGGATATAAAATCGAAACTTCAAGTGTTTCAAACTGACGACTTATATACAGATGATATGGTGCCATTTCATAAGCGTGAAATAAATGAAAACATAAATAATACCATAATAGAAAGTCTTCGCCCAAAATGATTGGCTCATATACTTATGCTGTGAAAATGGCGTTTTACACCCTTGAAGATTTAAAATGGGACAAATGTCCATAATAAATTAACAAGGTTTATCCTTTAATATTTTATAATAATATATAATATGAATGAAAAAATAATTAAATTTTTAAAAGGACCTTTTCCAAAAAAATATACAGCATATGTTAAAAATAAAAAAACAAAAAAAATAAGAAAAATTCATTTTGGAGATAAAAGATATCAACAATATAAAGACCGCACACCATTACAATTATATAAAAATAAAAATCACGGTACAAGAAAACGTATGCAAAACTATTATTCTAGACATTCTGGAACAAAAAAACGCGGAGAAGCTATTAAGAGAGAAAAACGCAATAGTAAAGGATTATACAATGCTAAAATATTAAGTCATATTTATCTTTGGTAAATTAAAATTTATCTACTCTTCCTTTTACATATTTTTTTTCTCTAGCTTTTTTTATTCTTTTTCTTGTTAATTCCCTATGTGTTTTTGGTGTTTTTTTAGTAATTCTTTGATTTGGTCTATATATATCACTTTTATATTTATATCCTATTTCTCCGCGTTGATTTGTCCATTTCTCTTTAAACCACCGCTTTAATCCTTTTTTTTTAGATTTTTTTCCAATATAAGGACTTTTTTTACCATATTTTGTTGTAAATAATTTTTTATATTTTTTTACCAAAATTCCACTTCTGTAAGCACTATGTTTAGGATATTTTTTAAAAATATATAGTTTTGTTTTATTATATAATTTTTTATCTACTGGTATAGCCATATATAATAAAACTATATATTAATTTGTATCATTTGTATCATTTGTATATTTCATTATATATATATATATATATATAATGAAATTATTAGTAGAAGCAAGTGTTGTTGGAATTGCAACTGTTATTGTTGGATCTATAGTGGGATTTATTATTGGGAAATGTTTTTCAACTAATTTACCAGAAATATGTAAATCGTGGAATAAAAATCATATTATGGAGTTGAGTCTATTTTTTACTGGATTTTTATTACATATAATATGTGAATATATGAGAATAAATAAATGGTATTGTAATAATGGAAATGCGTGTCAAAAATAAAATAAGTTTGTCTCATTTTTCTTTTCGGTCGGTGTAATACATATATAAAATTTGTTCCTACAGAGGTTTTAAGAAGGCGGCGATTGAAATCCTACCAGCTGATACAGAAGGTTCATTGAGTACGCCGTGGACTGAACCTCCGAAAATAATGGAAGAGCAAGTTCGTTCAACCAGCCTTTGAATTGGGATATTGGAAATGTGACTGATATGAGTGATATATTTAGTAGTGCGACATCTTTATATTAAAATCAGATTTAATTGTCCCATTTTAAATCTTCAAGGGTGTAAATCTTCAAGGGTGTAATTCAAATTTATTCGTCATTTGAATTAGTTTCTGTTCAATATAATTATTTTGGTATCGGTCTGCAACTTCATTTACATGCTCAAATTTTTCTTTGTATTTTTCATCAATCATTATTATATGTTCCATCTAAAATTCTGGTATTTTGACTTCTCCTATATTATTTTCGATATCACGATTCAAATTACAATTGTATAAATAATAATTTTGTTCCATAATAATAAAAAATATACCTTTTTATATTATTTTGAATATACATGTGATTTTGATATATGACTATACTTTCGTCCAAAGGTCGTCAACTAGACCATATTTTATACATGTTTCTGAATCCCACCATAAATCATGCTTTAAAATTTCATTTAGTTCTTTCCGAGGTATTTTCGAATGTTCCTTATAAATCGTTTTTATTTGTTCCATAAGACGTTTATTATTTGTAAAGCTGTCCTCTAGTTCACACATTTTACCCCATGACCCAGCAGATAATTGATGAACCAACATATATGAATTCGGACGCATATAACGTGTTTTTCCAACTACACTCATCAATGTTCCAGCAGATGCTGAAGCACCATCAATAATGGTAATTATATCAACTTGACACGCTAAAATAACATCAATCGCAGTAAATGCCGCAAACACGGAACCCCCAAAAGAACTAATATGTAAATAGATAGGAATAGGATCAATACATAATGTATTCGCCAATGCTAAATTTGCTTGTTCGACTTCTCGAATAAGCGTAGTTAAAGAAAAAATGGAAGTTCGTGTGACTTCGGAGTAAAAATAAATATGGTTGTTAACCTTTGTTATTTGTTGATTGTCTTTATCGATGGTCAGTTTAAGAACCTTTTCTGACTCTTTTGGCTCTTCTGGGATTTTCGTTTTTTCAATGGTCAATAATACATCATCAGCGGTATGTTTATAATACGACATTATATACAATAACAAAATATTTTTATATCGTTGTTTCAAAATATTTGTTATTGTGAAATAAAACGATTTTGGTATGCCTGTATTTTGTCTTCTAAATTTTCCATCATTTGTATGGGACGATGTAACTACTTTTTTGACCGAGTTGCCCAGAATGGATATTTAAGTGATTGACCACGACCAAACGGTTGTGCCCACGTTTCATCGCCATCAATTACGACGGATCCCCTTTTTTTTCGAAGAAGACTCGATATACTCTGTTCATGACGATTTTCTTTGAATTCCGCGCATTGATTCATCGTGTTATAATGGTCGGTGCATAGTAACGGATTAGTCGAAACTATTTGTTCAAATTCGTTCACAAAATCAACACTATGTTTATTTTTTTTGAGAATTAACACGCCACCTAGATATTGACCACTCTTCGCATATTCGTCATCTATATCAACATCTAGAGCACGGAAAATGTCTTTTGTCGTCCAAGCCTTTTCTTGTTGAAAATCTCCGAATCCATTGTTCCCGCTCATTTGAAACGAAAGAATTCCACTCTCACTATTATCTATCATCGTAATATATTCACGGAAGCGTTTCTTCCCGTATAAATTAACCATACACCCAGCGTCCATATAGACTACATAGTCACCCTCTCGAATGCGTTCTAGTGTTTGACGTAGTATAGTGGGTCGCCATATCCAATAACCCGCCCCTCTCGGCATATCTAATATTTCCCGATGTTTTTCACGAAACTCTTCCGGTAAATCCGTCGGACCATATCCATTAATGGTGGCAAATTCTCCAAATGCATGTGCTTCGCTTAAAATGCGGGCTTTCGCAGATTTGAAAACATCGTTCGAGTAGGTAATAAAATGAATTCTTTTTATAGGTGGACACTTGAATTGTCCAATCCAATATTCGAGAGTAATCTTTCGCATATTATATAGCTCGTTTCTGTGATTATCTTGTATTTCTCGATAGCTTTGTTCAAGAAAGGGTAGTGTAATGCAGTCCCATGAGTCTACGACTAGTATGGGTAGGTCTTTATATAACTCGTCCAAATTGGATGATAGCACAATCGGAATACATCCGATATGCAAAGCTTCCCATGTTCTATGACAGTCTTCACCCGCTCCACGCGGAGACACAACAAATTTGTAACCAGACCATTGTGTATAACATTTTGGGTTTGTGACTGGGACGGTAATATGTCCTTCAATATGTGAAGGTATACTATAAACAGATGAATTGGGAATAAAATCCAATACTGTGCAGAAATCGGTCCACATAGATTTCGCCTGTTCCATTAATGTTACACGAGATGGGTCAGTTGAGGCGCTACAATTAATACATAGCCAATTCGTATCCGTTATCGGTTCTTTATTATCATTAATCCATTTGGTTATACCTGCATATTGTCGATTGTAATTCAATCCGATGGGAATAGCCGACATCTTATCATCACGAAAAGGTTTATTCCATGTAAAACAGTGATGCAATTTCGGATGAGTGAGCCATTCTTTCGATATTTTTACAACATCACTTTCGATAATAATGAGAATTACACGCGAATTGAAACGTTGAATGATTTTTTCGAAAAATTGGCTGATTATTTGTGAATATCCAGTGAGACACACATATTGTAGTCCTATACGATGAGGGAATGGATACTCATTTATATTACAAATCTGACGTGTAATGAGAAGTCCACCGACCGAATCGACCCATTCCGATATTTTATCTTCGGTTAAAATCATTGATATACACCTTACTGGGAATATACTTTTATATGGGTGATATGGTTGTTATGTATAAAATATATTTGTGCGGAATTTGATGGTATACAAATAGGGTGTTGGACGCGATTTCATCTCTGGCGGCACACCATATGGCGCGTCTGTGTTTTTCAACCAATCGTCAAACCCGTTATTCTCTATATGCGATGATTGTTCTTTGACCCAATCATATGAATTGGGTTTGAGAATATTCGGTAAATATCGTTTTTCGAAATTATCGAAAGACCTTCTGTGTGTATGATAAAACAACACGTTTAATACTGTCTTTGCGCAAACTTTCTTGGACATTATGTATAATAACTATACATATATTGGTTCAAAGTAAATAAACCTAATCTTGGAAACTATACAATCGAATGCCTCCTAAACCCAAGATTTATGTTAAGAAGTCGTTTGTAGCAAAGCCTATGTCGACTGAAATAACGAGTGCTTCCTACCTTATCATTGTCGAATCTCCGTCTAAATGTTCCAAGATAGAGTCGTATCTTGGTAGTGATTATCGTTGTATTGCGAGTAAAGGGCATATCCGTGAACTAGTGGGACTAAAAAGCATTGATGTATCCAACAATTTTCAACCCACATTTACCACAATAAAGGAAAAAGCTGATCATGTTAGTCAAATGCGCAATGTTATTACTAATTTCCCAAAACAGAATATAATCTTGGCTACAGACGACGACCGAGAGGGTGAAGGTATTGCATGGCATATATGTGAAACGTTTAAATTGCCGATTAAAACCACCAAACGCATATTGTTTCACGAAATTACACAAAGTGCTCTTCTAGATGCCGTAAAAACACCTACTATAGTGAATATGAGTCTGGTGCGTGCACAGCACGCACGGCAAATCTTGGATATTTTGGTTGGATTTAAGATATCACCTCATTTGTGGAAACATGTGCGAAACGGGAAAACGAATGCTCTTTCCGCGGGGAGGTGTCAGACTCCGGCATTGCGTCTAGTATATGATAACGAAAATGCGCGTGAGAAATCGGGTCTCGAAACAAAATACAAAACGCGGGGTTATTTTACCTCCCAAGACCTGGAGTTCATTCTTGGACATGAATTTGATACAAAGGAGGAGATGGAGAATTTTTTACGTAAATCGGTCACACACAAGCATGTTCTGTCCATGGGTGTAGAAAAGGATATTAAAAAGGGATCACCAAAGCCATTTAATACGTCGAAATTGTTGCAAGCGGCGAGTAGTCAGTTGCATACAACACCCAAGCAGACCATGCAGTTGTGCCAAAGTCTATATCAGAATGGATTAATCACGTATATGAGGACAGATAGCACCAAGTATGCAGGTGCCTTCTTGGAAACAACACGAAAATATATTACCCAAACGTATGGAAATGATAAGTTCGTCGGTAATCTACCCTCTATAGAGAACAAAGATAAGTCCAATCCCCATGAGGGAATACGAGTAACCGATATTCGTGTAATAGAGTATCCAAAAGAGTGTAGTGGTAAAGAGGCATCCATGTATAAATTTATCTGGCGTAATACCCTAGAGAGCTGCATGTCTGATGCGAAATACAAATCTACTACAGTTTCTATCACATCTCCGGACGTGATGTCCAAGAAGATAAAGTATACTAATACTATTGAAATACCAACCTTTCTTGGATGGAAACAGGTATCAAACAAACTTTCAGACGAAGGCGAGTTAAGTGCACGTAAAATGTTTATAAAAGGTCTTACTGAACAGGCTATTCCATATAATCGCATCGAAAGTGAGGTAGTTGTTCGTAACAAGATTCCAAGATATACAGAAGCCAGTCTTATTCAGACCATGGAAGAGTTGGGTATTGGACGTCCATCAACATTCGCAACATTGGTTGATACGATCCAAGAACGTGGATATGTAAAATGCACAGATGTGGAGGGTGAAACGCGTAAATGTGTCGAATTTACACTTCGTGCAAATGAAATCTTGGACAAGCGTCTTTCAGAAAAGGTATTTGGTAGTGAAAAAAGTAAGTTGGTCATCCAACCTATAGGTATATTGGGTATAGAATTTCTAGTAAAGCATTTCGAGGAACTATTTTCATATGACTATACCAAGAATATGGAATCCCGCTTGGATATAGTAGCCAGATGTGAAACGGATTGCGACAATTGGTATGATGTTTGTTCAAACTGTGTATCAGATATAGACAGATTGTCCAAGCCTGTATCCAAACTAGCCAAAGAAACGTATCAAATCGACGAGAACCACGAAGTGGTATTCGGACAATATGGACCCACCGTAAAAGAGACAACTGAGGACGGAACGGTTCGTTTTCATACAGTAAAGAACCCAAAGATAAGCTTGGACAAACTACGAACTGGAGAGTATAATTTAGACGATCTCTTGGCTATTAAGAAGGAAATTGTGGGGGAATATGAAGGACAAGATTTGAAGGTAAAAACAGGAAAGTTCGGACCCTATTTTGAGTGGGGGGGTAACAGAGAAAGTTTACGCGATTGGAAGCAACCTTTAGACGAACTCACGTTGTCGGATGCCATCGAAATAATTGATGCGAATAAAGAGAAAACCAAGACCAAGACAATATTACGCACATTGGGTGCAAATATGAGTGTTAGGTCAGGCAAGTTCGGACCGTATATCTTTTACAAGACTGCAACTATGAAGAAGCCAAAATTCCTCCCTTTGAAGAAATGTCCTCATGTGTATGATACATGTGAAGAGTCGGATTTACTAGCATGGGTCACTGAAAAATATAATATAGGTCTTTGAATATTGCCGTCCAAGGAAAATCGGGCACTACTATAATAGATAGATGGATAGCTCCTTTACAAAATACCTCTACATTTTGATAATGTTTGGCGTAGCATTTATCGCAATGTATAACAATTTAACCGCGCAAATCGGATTTGGTTTAGTATTAGGAGTGCAGACTATATACACATTAGTATTTTTATTCGAAATATTCAGAGATTTTGCTAGACATTTAAAGGCATTGACGTTAACGTTTCCCAAGACCACATTTAGTGATAAAAACGACGTATCAATTCCCTTATACTGGGCAATCTGTCCCGGAATTATACTACAATTTGTCGCCTCTCTATTAACGATAATGTCTACGAGTTTTCTACACGGAAAATACAATTCGATAAAATTATCGCGTGAAGGGCGCTGGAATTTGAGCACATACAAATGGATGTTTGTCGTGTCTACATTATCGTTATTGGGATTAACATATAGTTATACGAATGATTTTACAAGTAGTGCAACCTTAATCCATTTTTCGGGTGCATACAAATCCCTATTATTTGTATTCTTCATATTATCTATTATTTTACCCGTAATAAATGTAATCAATGCGAACAAACTGTCCAAGGTGATAGTTTCTTCGACTGACGGATAAGGGTTACCGACCGATAAGGGTAACCGACATATAAGGGTAACCGACATATAAGGGTAACCGACATATAAGGGTTACCGACCAATAAAGCAATTAAAACTCAAAATATTTAAACGAACCGGTATAAATAGATTATTTACTGATAAATAATCTATATGAAATTCTACGAAACCCTATTTGATGACTATATTACAAAGGCGAACACCTTGGATTTACATCCAGAACTGAGACAATTCGAGGATTCAATACCCAACAATCCGAATCGTTTCAAAAACCTGATTCTATATGGTCCGTCAGGTGTCGGCAAATACACACAAATGCTGCGTTTTATAAAAAAATATAGTCCAAGTGAATTGAAATACGACAAAAAGATGGGGTTGCAAACCGACAAATACGAACATAGTTATCGTATCAGCGACGTCCATTATGAAGTAGATATGTCGTTATTGGGGTGTAATTCCAAGCTAGTATGGCACGATATATACATGCAAATAGTGGATATTGTATCATTAAAACCGAGCAAATTCGGAATCATAGTATGCAAGAATTTCCATGCAATCCATTCAGAACTATTGGAAAACTTCTATAGTTACATTCAGCAATATGGTAATGATCAATGTTCATTTCAAATAAAATTCGTCATAATATCGGAACATATAAGTTTTATGCCGAATAACATTTTACAAAACGCACGTATGGTTCGTGTTGCGCGCCCTGCGGTAGAATTATACAGGGCTCTAGATCTCCCGGATGATATAGAATCGCAACACGTGTTAAATCTCAAGGAGGTTAATTTGATAAAAGACGCGACCGACATTTCAGTATTTCCTAGAGAAACATTTGATATTGTATGCGAGGCATTGGTTGATAAAATTACGAATCCCAAGAAGATGTCTATCGCAGATTTCCGAGATTTTCTGTATGATATACTAGTTTACAATCTGGATATATACGATACAATGTGGTATGTAATCACGCATTTCATTCGAGAAGGTCGATTATCGGTCGAAGAAACGTCAGATATATTGCAGAAATCATACCAGCAACTACAGCAATACAATAATAATTATCGTCCAATTTACCATTTAGAGAGTATATTCATTAGTATATTAAATCACATACATAAATACTCCTTTCACGATGTCGAGATACCAAAAAAAATGCGAAAACGCGCATCAAATTCTAGGCTTGAACGTGAACGATAATATGGACGAGAAAACGTTGAAACGTTGCTATTATAAGGAGGCACTGCGATATCATCCAGACAAAAATAGTTCACCTGAATCGCACAAAAAGTTCCTGGATATAAGCGATGCATACGAATGTGCGCGCAAATACCACGGATTTATTGATGATGACGGTGAAGATGAGGTAAAAGAGGAGGAATCCATCGTTCCAAACATGAGTATATTTGCGAACTATACAAGCGCTGTATTTTCATTTTTATCTCCATTGATGGAAAACGAGACATTCCAAGATATCAAAACCAAGACCGTAATTTCAATCATAGAAAACATTTCTAACAAATGTGAGTCCAAGGCGGTCGAACTGTTGGAACGGTTGAATCGCAAACAATGTGGAAAAATATGTAAATTATTGAGAGCACAAGCGGATGTATTACATATTCCAGCATCTTTTATGGAAAAGATGGAACAATTATATGTCGACAAAGTGGAGAGAAAAGACGAGTGTATACGCATATATCCAACCTTAAACGATTTATTTGTGGACAATGTATATAAATTAGAGGAAAACGACAAAACCTACTATATCCCATTGTGGCATCATGAACTGGTTTACGACAATGCAGGCGCCGAGTTGTATGTCCAGTGTATACCAAAATTAGACGATGATACCGAAATTGACGACAAAAATGATATCCACATTACCAGACGTTATACATCAGATGAGATATGGGGTATGAGTGAAATCGTTATACAATGTGGCGAAAAATCACTACGCATACCAATGGAGCAATTGAAATTGAAACGTCAACAAACAATAAAACTGTCTGGTATGGGTATTTCCCGGATAAATACGTCAAATATATATGATGTTTCGAAAAAGAGTTCGATTCATGTTCATGTATATATTGGACAATAAAATATTTATTTACATTTCATTGTAAATATGTATAAAGGTGTAAAAATATATACTTAAAATGACTGAGATTACTAAAATATATGTTTTACTACCGGGTAACTCTTAATGGGAAGATTTGGAAATATTTGTAGATGAGTTGGATGCTATATCGTGCTTGCAATCACATAATCCAAAAATGTGGAGAATTGAAATCTTCGAAAAAACCGTGCATGGAAAATTTGTTCCTAATTACACAGCAATTCGGCATACCGAATCAGAAATGTATGGTGAAAATTCTATAAAAGAATACACCGCCCGAAAATAACTTAAAGTTGTAACGACATATATATTCAAGTTATTCGATATGGAAATAAAAAATAGCAAATTGAACGAAGGAATGGGGCTCCATTCGACTAAGGCTTGTGCAAAAGGCGAAATTATATTCAAACTCACGGGTAAAATATACACCTATCCTATACGCGAAACCATTTACATTGGAAACGGAGAACACATTTACGACGAAAATGGTATATTCATGAACCATTCATTTGAACCATCCACCCGTATAGACGGAATTAACGTTTGTGCGTTGATAGACATCGTTCCAGGAACCGAATTATCGTTTAATTATAACGATAGTGAAATCAAAATGGCTGCCCCATTCGATGTGAACGGAGTTTCAGTGTGTGGATTGAAACAGGATTAGCTAAGAGGTGTAAACCAGTGAAGATTTAAAAATGCAGGTTTTCATAGCATAAAAATAATATAAATTAGTAAAAGTATTATCTGGAAGATACACTTTTATTTTTATATTTAGATTTTACATGTGAATATAAATTAATACCTATATTTTGTTTATAATCAGTATTGTGAGTTGTTAAATAATATGGTGTTTTACATAACATAGGGTCTACCATATATGGTGGAATTATTTTGATATTACTAGTCGGTTTCATTTTCATTATATATATCATACATAATGAAAATAATTTTTTCAAACCCGGTATTTTTTAAATCTTCACTTGTGTAAACAAATTTATTTAGACATTTGTTTACAGATTTTAATATACAAATACTGTATAGACTGGTTCATGTTAGAAAAATACATACAAAACTTTTATGAATGGGGGGAAATGGGAAGGTATTATGCATAATTTGTTACTGATATTAGGTATTTTCATAACCTACCTATTTATCGCGTATCCAAAGAATAGAACGATGACTAATCTCTTATTGTTTACAATTACCATTTCGATTGATACGCTCATACATCAAAACATAAATATCCGAAATAACACAAAAACAACCTACCTATAGCATCGATTTCATGAGTGCGATTTCCTTTTCTTGTGTCTTGATTATATCATTGGCTAAAGTTTTCAAATTTATATTATTAGTTCTATTATAAATTTTATGTGTCGTAGTTAATGCAGTGGAATGATGTCCGATCATTCTTCTCAACCATTGATCGTCGGTTACAAATAATTGTTCTCTTAACAATAAAATAGTGGTTACAATCGACAATAGTAACCCTACACCAAATACCTGTTTATTGAAGTGTCCCATAGATAAATAATGTATGACTTCGTGACCCCATACCATATTCGAAGCCATTAAGATGCCGCCATAAAACAACGTTAACGAGAAAAATAAATCGTTTGTTCTATATACTAATGCATTCATAGGATTGAACAACACGCCTATCACAATCATAACCAAAAATTGAACAACTTGGGTATTGTAATACATCATTCTATACTATATCGGAACAAATTATACACCGATGAAGCTTTAAATCTTCATCGGCAACGGTTACATTGAAATAAATAAATAGCACACCGAAGGTGTGCGGATTTAAATCTTCAATGGTGTATAAAAAATAAACGGTTATTTACTTTTTATATTCAAACTTATTTTCAAAACTCATATGGGGGGCTAATATTCTTTTTTATTTTTATGATTTTTATGCGTCGACAGATGCAGATACAACCTTCTTCTTAACAATCTTCTTCTTGACGATTGCGGGTGCTGCCTCCTCTACGACTGCTGCTACATTCTTAACAATCTTCTTCTTCATCACAACTGGTGCTAGTGCGACCTCATCTTCGACTGCGACTTCCTCGTCGCTATCGTCAGCTGTAGTATTATGCTCGACTACTGGTGTAGACTCGAATACAGCTGCTGCACGAGGTTGTTCTACCACCTCTTCGTCAGCATCCTCAGCAAGGGTCTGTGACTCAATAGCACCGCGTTCATCCTCGGAGAGTTGAATGTGGCACTTTCCAAAGACACTTACAACCTCGCGAGGCTTAACTACACATTGAATTACCTTCCATGTAACACCCCATCCCTTTCCACCGATCCAGATACCACCACATTGTAATACACAAGCAACTTGACTCAACTTAGGCACAAAATCCACAGGAGTTAGGCGGTCATTGTCGCAAGGAAACACCATCTCGTCGCGAGTATTGTATAGTTCGACACCCCACTTGCCCTGGTATAGAGGCACCTTTGCGCGAATAGAAGGAGGCTTGGTTGCATCAATCTTCTTTGTGCCCTTGATAGTAGCATACTTGAGGAAGGGGAAGAACGAATGCTTGCAAACTTCACGAGACATATCTTCACCCCACCAAAGGTCGGCATTCTTCACTGCATCGTCAAGAATCTGATTCTCAAAAGCCTTAATCTTCGCGAGGAAAGCATCAGTGGAAGGCTTACTATAGTCTTCATTTGGAAAATTCAAAGACATGGTAAACTTACCATCAGATTCACCATTCTCATTGATGAAATCGGTAATACCCCAGGTCATCATCATAGGAGTGGAAATATGCAAAGAACGATTAGTTTGTGTGCTGATCATGTTAATAGACTTACCCTGCATAGCATTTACCTTTGGGGGCATATACTTAATGGAAGAGGTATTCCAATCATTTGAGGAGAGAACTAGAGGCTTTGCGGAAGTAGACATTATTACTAATAAGACTAAACGGATTATGATATAGCTACACTCTGAATCTTTAAATCAATTTTATGCAAAGTGCATTTGTAGGTTATCATAATGCAGTGTTATTGAACGTTTTATGTAACATTATTATATGTATTGTATACAAATAATAATGTTACATAAAAATATTCCATCGACAAATAATATAAACTCTTAATGTATATATTATATATTTAAACATGTCAACAGAGTTGATCGACGTAACTATCGTATCAAACAGTGAAACGAATGATATACAAATAATCGAAAACAAGATAGTGAATGTGTTTCACACAGAGGTTATTGAACCCAAACCTGAGTTTATCACCCCACATCAATATAGACAGGACCCTAACTGTATGAACGGATTGAAATTATCACAAATACGCGAAACATTAAAATTCTACAAGAATAGTATGGTTGTTCCCGCGATATATTCTGCTGCGATGAAGCGTTCTGCAAAATCTGCAATTAAAACTATTCACGATTTCGCATTGGTTGGGACAAAACAAGTATTGTTAGAAAGATTGAAACAATATATGAATCAAGATGCATTTGCAACCCAATTGCAATGCACAATAAGAGGAGTATTTGTTCGCCGTGCAATAGGTTTAAGAGGGTTTGCATTACATAATAGAAAAATGTGCGTTAACGACACAGATTTTTATTCACTTGAACCACTCGAAAATATACCATTTTGTGAGTTTTTTAGTTATACAGATAAAAATAATTTTACATATGGGTTTGAATTAGAGTCATTAATTCTGTATATAAAACGTCGCACTCGAAATATCAAAAATCCTTACAATCGTGATAATATGGATGATATTGTAAAGTCCATTCGTAAATTAGAACGATTAACGTCCATTATAAATACACACTATGTTCCTGTGGAAAGAACTGTGATCGTCAAGACGAAACCTAAACCTGTAGCAGCGAGAAGCTCTACCTCTACGCGAACTCCTCAAAATACATCTAGAACATCCCGCCCTCAACCAACACATATCGATGCTTCAATGATAGCACATATAAGAAGTGTGAGAAGTAAACCGTTTATAGAGCGAGCTACCTTGTTATTTATGGATATCGACCAATTGGGTAATTATACACAGCATCAATGGTTTACCGAATTAAACCAACGCAATTGTCTACGCTTTTTCAGGATTTTAAAGGACATTTGGACATATCGTGCTCAAATACCGACTGCAATCAAGTCTAAGATTTGTCCATTGTGGGACCCATTCACGATGTTATCGTCGAATTCAGTTGATGTGCCCAGACTCCCTTATCAGGAACTGCTGACGGTTTGTTTAACTATCATGGAAGACATGGTATATACGGGCACGGACACCGAATTTAGAACAATTGGTGCTTTTCATGTATTATCAGCATTGACGGTTGTAAATAACGATGCGCGAGCAAATATGCCTTGGTTATACGAATCACTTGTTTGGTAAAACATTGATATATACGAATTATTTTGTAGTAGTACCACATTTCAGACAAATATTTTGGCGTTTAGACGATGACCCTAGTGGTATTTAGGAAGTTATTTGTATTAGTGCGTTAAACCACTTAAATAAAGGACTCTATAATGTGTATAGTGAAAATGGTTAGAACTGCTAAGACAACTACTCCCGATGCTACTGCTACTGCCCCCAAGTCCGCTGCTGCCCCTAAGAAGGCTGCTTCTAAGGTCGCCGCTTCTAAGGTCGCTGCCCCTGTTGCCGCTCCTGTTGTTGCCCCTGTTGCACAAGAGGCAATTGAAAACGAGGTCGTCGTCGATGACGTCTCTCCTGTGTCCAAGAAGCTCACCGAGTTCGGTGCTAAGCTCCAGCAAATTGGAAGCATCTTCACTTCCATGAAGGGTGATTACAAGACCCTTGAGAAGCTCGTCAACCGTGAGTTGAAGGCTGCCCAGAAGTCCACCGCAAAGAGAGCCAAGCGTGCCGGTAACCGTCAACCTTCTGGTTTCGTCAAGCCCACCCGTATCAGCGACGAGCTCGCCAAGTTCCTCGGCAAGACCGTTGGAACTGAGATGGCTCGCACTGAGGTGAGCAAGGAGATCAACGAGTATATTCGCACCCACAAGCTCCAGAACAAGGACAATGGTCGCATCATCGAGGCTGACGCCAAGCTTTCTGCTCTTCTTAAGCTTAAGAAGGAGGATGAGCTCAGTTACTTCAACCTTCAACGTTACATGAAGTATCACTTCATTAAGGCTGAGCCTACTGCTCCTGTCGCTGCCGCCACTGCATAATTCTATTCATAATAAAAAAGGTATATTGATAATATTCGCATAATCTAAAAAATATTTATATCATTACATTTGTAATGATACAAATAAACCACCCACCTTTACATACGTTTATGTAAACACAAACCCATCTTCTTTCATGATGTCTTGTAAATGAACTACGTTATAATTCATTTCGAGTTTTATGTCTATCGCATCCAGTTCTGGATAAACAACCTCGTCTAGAACAAACATTTCGTATATTTCGGTCAGAATGGTAAGATTTTGGATATACTTGGTCTGTTTATATAACCATTCGTAAAATGTTGTGTTTGACTTTGCTCGAACATACTCGTAATACCATTTCATTGTTTCCGTTAGATTTGTATTATCCTCTGTATTGTAATCAGTCCCGGACACAACCGCTATTTGTCGGAAATCTGCAATATTCATATTCAAATCCGCGAGGATATTATCCATTTTATACAATAATACATTTTCGTTTATCAAACTTAAATGTCGCAATACACGGTTGCATCCATAAACTAACATATCCATATCGTCGCTCAAACATGCCCACGCTTTTCCACTTGTAACCATATAGGCGCACACACGGTCAGCCTCTCCATTTGCCTCGTAATACATCGCACCATATGCTGTAATTAAACTCTTAACCAGTCTAGTATCGGTTGAAGACACGCGTATGAACTGGCGTTTCAATGTTTCCATTTCAGCATTCATCTGTTTACGTGTATTTACGTCTCCTTCATTTTCGATTTGTATTTGCAGTTCTATAAAACGTTGTTTTGCTTCCTGTTTTTCTAGTTTGCGTTGTTTGAGCAACTCGTATTTCGCGACTGGCGGTTTCCCGTCAAATACAAATAAGGGGGTTATGTTATATTTGTGAAAGACGGAAATCATTAAATAAAAGTTTTCGATTAGCGCATCTTGTGCGTTGTATTTATACATATAAATACTCGTATCTATTACAATTGTCTTATTTCGCAGCGTTTCCATCGTTTTTTTACAAATAGAACTCTTCTTGCATTTATCTACAAGGAATCTGTTCAAGTGTTTAATCCCCATTCGATTGTTTTTTCTTTGGTGTTATATATTCGTTGGAATCTTGATGAATCAATTTTGTCCGTTGGGTAAAACCTCTAATCGATTTCATGAACGGTCATACGCAATGTTGTGAGTATTTCATGACCGGTTGGTATTTTCGGCGTTAATTCTTCAAATGCATTTATACGGTGTAAAAATTGTTCATTCTTCGACGCATCGACTGCGAATCTAGCATATTGTTCTATATTATCTGACGTGTTCGTAAATGCGACTGTTTTTATTGTATATGATGAGTCGCAATTCCGCTTGCGATCGGAGTTCTTACAGTTATGTTCGCCACACCAATTTATAAATTGGTCGTATTGTGATAACAATGCAGCTTTGATTATATAATAAGATAAAATGTAGCTATTTTCATGATAATTTGTCTTAGCTATCTTGGACTTGGTATCAGTAAGTTGTGCATAAGATAGGTCGTAATGTTTTAAAATCTTCACACATTGGTATGTAGAGAACATTATTTCTTCATGTAGCATTTTGTGTATTTTATTCAACAGGATATCTGTAGTTTTTTTGCCTCTAGTTGTAAAAAACGCGATAAAGACAATATGTATGATTTCAGCCCACATTTCACAATAACTTTCATATAATCGTATTCCATTCGGTGCGTCAATCTGGAAGTGTTTGAGTATAATTGTGTTGGACACACTATCATCCATAGACGAAAAGTCCAAGCCTAGATTATGAAATGTTTCGTGAATAAACACCTTAAACCACTCCTCTTTTCTATAAATATGAACATATGTAGACTGTTTACAAGAGGTAGTAAATGCCGTATTTACATGCAATTCACCAAGAGGTGTTCGTTTTATCGATGCAATTTGTTTTTTGTGGTCGGTGAAAAATATATGGATATTCATTGTCTCAGAACATCCATCTGCGATTCCAGGTGAAATTAGATAGAGCCATAAGTAGATTTTCTTCAATGCATCGTTGAAAAATGCTGGTTTGGGCTTTTCTTTGCGCCCATTGACCGGTTGAACTAGAGCTACACGATACACGCGCTTCTCTATATGAAATGAATATACAACTTGGTATACAGAGTGCTTGTCTAAATTGTCTCTTATTTCCTCTGGTATATATTTATATGTCGCACCATTAGCAAAGTCAGACCGAGACATGTGTTCCACTCCCAATGAAACAATCTCTTTAGAGTTACGTTTCCAAGATGATAAACCATCATCCAGAACCTTCAAAAATGAGGTAAATAACTTCTTTGTGTTCTTGGACATGGTTGTATTTGTTTTTGTCTTTGGGAATGTATCTATCATAATTTTATTATATGGGTCTATAGGTTTACTCATACTATATGCAACAGTTTATTATAGTATGAGATATTCATTATGCTGATTCCAATTCGCGACGAACAGCCATGAGTAGGTAGTCTATGTCTGATTGAACACCATGATAATGCTGAACCAGTTTTGCGTCACGTGTAGCCAAGAGCAACTGTTTTAAATCCTCATTTTGCGTAAATTTCGCACGCAGCGCCTCTAAACGTTCGTTTTCACTGCGTTCACCGTAGAAATCGGGATCAATCTCTATCGATTTTGGTCGCAATAATACGTCGTTCTTAATCTTTGCCTTGGCTTTTCCCGTGGCTGCGCCTGTTCTGCTTCCAGCAGCCTTGGCTAAATCAATATCCTTCGAAAATTCACTGGGTTCATCCATAGAAAACATGGCTGCGAATTTGGGGTTACGTTTTCTGAACTTGGCGGATTGATAATAGTGTTCAACTGAAGCCCATTCATGTTTATCTAATTTAAAAGAGGCTTCTGTCCAAGAATCATCTAACTTGCGACGCCAATCTGGAATTCGGCTTAAATCCAAGAATGTCGAACGTTTATCAGCGGGTATTTTCTCATTCGATCCCTTACCCGGTTTGTGCGTTTTTGCGGACTTATTGTAAAACTCGAACACAATCTTGGAATTATACTCTTTACTAACCTCATCTGAATCATCACGTGGTTTACCTTCATCCTCATCTATACCCATCCTAGACTTTAAATCCCGCACCTCTGGTATAACGTAGAACGACCCAGATGAACCTTCCAGACATTTGTTGACGACGAGTGCTTTTACGTGATAGGGCACTTCATGAAACGCGAAAATACGCTTACTTTTATACGTAATAAGTTTGAAATGGTCACCACTAAAGGTTGTTAGAATGTAATGGGTCGGACGAAACACTCCTTCGCGTTGTATAGTAGCGTCGACTTCTCCGCACATCATAACCCCATCTAAATCATCGTCTAAATACGCTCGTTGAGATAAAATAATCATCTTCACGCGTAATACCCTCTCCAATACCGATATCGCCCAACTATCTGCCCAATATCGTGTGGTTTGCAGATATTCGCGGAACTTTTCCAAGGTATCAATCGAAGCAAAGTCGCCGACGTTTTCACTGATAATGGTTTGTGCGTCCTGTTTGTTTTTCAGGATTTGTTTGTATTCTTCTTTCAAACGTTTGGTCTCACCAAGAATATGTTTCAAAGCCTCTTTATCGTCACGGGACTTTTCTGCACGTTTACTCAATACGTTTTCCAAGATATGTTTGGTCTCTTTCAATTCTCGTTCATATTCGCGAACTGTTCCATCCAAGTCGTTAAATAACATTCTATGTTCTTGGAAAATAGCATCGGTTGCCTCTTTCGCCAAGATCGCACGCAACTTACCAACCGTAGTGATTTGTCCAATTTGCTTAAATGCATCACGTATCACCGCAAATAAACAATCCCCATTTTTCTCTACTTCATGAATATCATAATTATTGTTTTTCATAAATTTTTCAATCCAACTAGTTCTAGCGGAGGGTTTGAAATCCTTCTTATATTGTTTCGCGTCCGATTCGGTCTCTTCTACAAGTTCGACTGGTGGTCGAATTTTCGAATCTACTGTAAATATGCCTCCTTGTAATGTCTTGGTTGCTTTCTCGGCTTCCTTGGACATATTTGACGGTTTTACTTTTACAGATACTACTTCGTCTGCTTCATCATACTCGTCGTCTGATTCATCGGGTTGTTCAATCAATTCGGGGGCATTTGATAGTTCAGTCATATCATGTGTTTTAACAAATGTGTCGGAATCTGAACCATTGCGGTCAATATATGTTTCATCCACAAACCCGTAATATAAAGGTGCGGGCAGTTTGTCCATATCCATATCACCATCGTCGTCGGTTAATTCCAAGACAGCATTTTTAGGTATTTCAATAACGCCTATTTGAGACTTGATTTTACCATTTGTAACTAAATAGATTGGAAAGTATACAATATTGCGCTGAATATATGTATGTTTCGCCTTACCTAATACAATGATAACCTGTTTATCATGTATATCAAGTTCATATAAGGTAGCATCATACCCAACATCCTCAAGGTCAATCTCCGGCGTCTCTTTATAAAAAACGGTGCTGTTAATACTTGAATAAACCATTCTATACATTGTGCAGCTATTTTGTCGATGTGTTGATACGCGTATATCTAAACGACCTCTAGTTGTATTTTTATCCCAGTATACAGTATAACGATGACGTCCAGCATTCTAGACAACCCTGCCTCCGTTAATGGTATTACAACTCCGTTCAACTCATTCAACGGACAAACTATAGTGAACGAATTCTTTGATGTGTTTAGTATGTTTTGGAAATACATACTCGTAATTGTAACACTCGTGTGGTTTTTGTATAGATACACTGTGCGTTATAGTCCCAAGACAAAGAAGGCAATGTTCGGCGGATGAGGCGAACCTAGACCAACCCTATAAGAACATAACACCCAAACATATTATAAAACACGGAATGACCGAATAGTGATCAGTATCGATTGAAATTCGCGAGAAGTTGTTTACCGTAATATCTTTACCAACAATTCACACATATCATGTAAAGATATATGTGAGTTTTATGTCCGTCTAGATATTGCTCTAGAATTACGAACCGTCCCTCCTGGACATGACGTTACTGTATTCACTTTGTAGAAAACCATCGCATTGTTACTATACAAACTCTTTCGAGTTCCCATTGGAAATGTAGGTGGGGTGTATAAAAAGTAGGTATTGCACGATGTGCACGGATTATTCGCCATTATAAACAGATAGGAGATTTTATTATTTACCAATCATATCCATATATTTGAACACACTTCTATTCGTAAGACTTAAGTGCTTACTTGCCTTTCTATTTGCAAATTCTTGTAGAAAAGGTGCGATCTTGGTAGACCATGCATCTTCATCGGATAAAAACGTCTTACCTGTGGATATAAGAATAAACACATTCTCAGTTATTTCATCAACCTCATTTTTCTTATCATCTTCATCGATCATTCGTAAAGAGAGTTCCTGTAGATCAATAATCACATCCATCACGTCTTTGCGTGATATCATATCAACTTTCGTCAGATTCATAATAAACGCGGCATTCGCACGACGAAGCTCATTCTCCTTGTTATAATCGCAAAACTTATTATAATCCTTATCTGGGTCGACATATGAAATCGAATTGAGTGTCTCACGATATCTCTGTAAAAGTCCATCCAATATTTCACCAAACATATCATGTTCACCCACTAATTCAACATACAATGACGCATACAACTCCGAAAAGAATCGGTTTGCTACGGCTATATCAAAAATCATATTCGCTACCTTTGTTTTATTCGACACATCTGCAATTCCGCTTACTGGGGTTTGGACGGGGGTATCGCCATCTTCTGCATTTACTATTTCTGTAACCTTCTCTAAAATCAGGACTTTTTGTGAATCATAATTTTTATCGGATAACTTATTTAACAAACCTCGTATAATATTCAACTCCTTCTCAAATCCAACTGCCTTCACAATCTCGGTCGTTTTGAAATTGCGAATCGCATCCCAATCGTCCATCATCGCGGATAAGTCATCTTTGGATGCATTGCGTGATCCTCCTCCATTCCCTCCACCACGTCGACCTCGACCATGCATGCGATTATTCCGCTCAAAACCTTTATCCGATCGTTTCATATCAGACGTTTCATGTATATCAGTAGGAACCACGATCTGTGTATCTAAAAATGTGAGAATTCTCTGGACACTTTGATCTAATTTACATTCATTACCGAACTTAAACGCTGCAAATGATTCTATCGTATAATGATGCATTATTTCAGACATACTCTACTCTATATACTGCACATATTATATTTATATGATTTGTTTGCAAACTAGTTAAATAGTATTTTGGTATATTATTCAATGGAAAACGAAAATAAGACTGTATCCGAAGACATTGAAAAAATTAAAACCGTCGAAAGTTGGGACGAACTTGATTTAGACCACTCATTATTAAGAGGCGTTTATGCCTATGGATTTGAAAAGCCCAGTGAAATTCAGAAATCAGCTATCCTTCCTATTATCGAAAAGCGCGATGTTATCGCACAGGCACCCTCCGGGACTGGTAAAACCGGTGCATTTACCATCGGAACTCTTCAGAGACTCGACATTAAGAGTAGAACGACACAGGCGCTCATTATGGCGCCCACACACGAATTAGTTCGCCAAATTTCGAAATTCGTGAGTAGGGTTAGTGGACTGATGGACGGGGTTGTCGTTAAAACGCTGGTTGGGGGAACGTCTGTTAACGAAGACGCGAGTGACCTGCGTTCAAATGTTCCACATATAATTATTGGTTCAGTTGGACGTGTATGCGACATGATTCGACGTAAGCATATTCGGACAAGAGATATTAAATTATTTGTATTAGATGAAGCCGACGAAATGTTATCGGGAGGCTTTCTTGAGAATATTTACCATGTATTTCAGAGTATGAGTAGTGATTTGCAAGTTGCGGTTTTTAGCGCAACTATGCCGCGTGAAATATTGGAATTGACCAACCGTTTCATGCGCAATCCACTACGGATTACAATGGAAGCCGAAAAGTTGAATCTTGACGGTATTCAGCAATATTATATTGCGTTGGCTGATGACCACGCCAAGTTTGAGACTCTAAAAGACTTATTCACTCAATTATCTCTGAATCAAACGATTGTGTATGCGAATAGTGTGAATCGCGTTGTCGACTTATACGATGCGATGCGTAAAGAGGAACACTCTGTATGTTGCATTCATAGTTCTATGACTTCAGATGAGCGCAAGAAAGCACTTGATGAGTTCACGTCAGGTGCATACCGAGTTTTGATTTCATCAAACGTAACCGCACGTGGTATTGATGTTCAACAAGTGAGTGTCGTTATCAACTTTGATGTCCCGCATTGTGTTCACAACTATTTACATAGAATCGGTCGCAGTGGGCGCTGGGGACGTAAGGGTTTAGCTATAAACTTCGTAACAAAGGAAGATATCAACTCAATCAAGGCAATTGAAACTCATTATAAATCAAATATTGAGGAATTACCATCTGAATATGGAAAGTTGGTATAAACGCGAAAAATAATTGAAATATAAGAATATAGAACAAAACTCTTATATTTTCCGACTTGCGTAGAATAATACTAACTAATATCCGTATTTATTGTAAACATGTTTGCATGGATAGACCCAATCGTGAATCAAGCGACAATTCAGGTTGAAATCATGATTTCGGAGTCAGTTGGCGTTGACTATGAAAAAGTCGATACGGATGAGCCATCTCAATCCAATTGTCTACATTATCCGTTTAAATTGCCCATATCTTATTTACCAGAGACAGATTTACATCCTCTTTCGGATGTGGTTAGTCGTGATTTAGAGCTGGTCGAGACGGTCGGTGAAAAATCAGTATACCAACGTTTATTTAAACCAACACACCAATTTGGAGAGGCTCTTATTCATGACTGGAAAGAAAATTTCACGACCAATGTAGAATATCTTCGCGACACACAAGCTGTTATTAAGGAAACCGACACCACACCTCGCTATGAAACCGATACCGAATTATTGATGACCATTTGGGACGACGTTAAGGGAAATCCTGGATACTTCTTGGAAAAATACTGTTATGTTGAATGGGATATCATCAAGACATTGAATCGGTCACCCGGATTTTTACAAACCCTGTCTATGATCAATATGATGTCTCCCGCTATCAGTCTAATGATACCGTTCTTATTCTTGATTTTACCGTTTGCTTTGCTGAAATTCAGAGGTTTGCCCATTACTGTGAGTATGTATATCGATGTTCTAAAAGATATCGCAAAACACCACTTTATTGGTAAGGCATTGACCAGCTTTTCCAGCATGTCGTTTGAAAGCTTGGTCTATATCATAATGGCGGCGGGTATGTATTGTTATCAAATTTATCAAAACATTACTTCATGTAAACGGTTTTATCGAAATATTGAGAAAATGAACAACTATTTATTCGACATGAAAAACTATCTTGGACAGTCGATTGAAAACATGACCGAATTTGCGAACAAACATAGTTCGAAGACGACATATGAACCCTTTTGTAACGACATTCGTAAACATGTTGTCGTATTAAATGAATATCATGATATGCTGAATGATGTCGAACCTTCGGGCAATTTTGTGGGCAAATTGGGAAGTGTAGGTTACCTGTTACATTGTTATTATGAATTACATTCAAATCGTGGATATGAGGAGAGTATACGGTATTCATTCGGATTTGAAGGGTTCTTGGACAATATGCGTGGTCTAAGTAGTCATTATTCATCTGGATACATAAGCCCCGCTAAATTTGATAATTCTGCGCACTGTTCGTTCAAAAAACAATATTATCCTGGACACATGGAAGATGAATCGCGTGTTAAAAATAACTGTGATTTAGATAAGAAACTCATCATTACCGGTCCCAATGCCTCCGGCAAAACCACCATGTTAAAGTCGACTACGATTAATATCATTTGTTCACAGCAAATCGGTTGCGGATTTTATAAGAGTGCGCGAGTGAACCCTTATACACATATTTACTCCTATTTGAATATTCCCGATACATCTGAAAGAGATAGTCTGTTCCAAGCTGAATCTAGAAGGTGCAAGGAAATCATTGATTCTATCGTATTATATTCACATGAAAAGGGATATCGTCATTATGGAATATTCGACGAATTGTATTCTGGAACAAATCCCGATGAGGCGACAAAGGCGGGTTTCGCATTCCTACAATATCTGTCCAAATTTAGTCACGTCGATTTCATTCTAACTACACATTACACCAAAATATGTTCGATGTTAAAGAAAAACAAATGTATTCGCAATCATAAAATGGATGTTGTCCAAGATGACCTTGGTAAATTGAAATATACATATAAAATGAAGAAAGGAGTGTCCAAAGTGCAAGGAGCTGTCCGCATCTTGGAAGATATGGATTATCCAGAAGAGATAATCAATAGCGTTAAGGCATAATAATAATGTAATTTGTATCAAACCATTACATTATTCTAATACTGATTGGTCTTTGTGTCGTTTTGTTCTTGCTAGTATCTCATCTCGTATATATTTCTTATCAAATACAGTTGAGGTATTATATGTCTGTAAACACATATTACGTTTCAATTCCATCACGCGTTCCTTGTATTTATATAATTCATCTTCAAAATCATCATCATCCTCGTAATTATCCTCGTGGGGTGCACTCCCACATTCGTATTTCATCAGTTCTGTAAATTCTTCTTTCATTGGGAAAAATACCTTGTTTACAGCATGCTCTAGATTCGTTCCTGCCTTCTCAAAACCATCCATATGTTTCACAAACTCGGCTTCTCCGTATAATTGCCTTTGATCATTCTTTTTCTTCTCTTTCACATATAAAATACCATTTTTAATGTCCGTTGTTTGAATGAACTTCTCGTTCTGAGGTTTCTCGTCCAAACACTTGTTCATGATAGCATAAACACTGGCTGCTAAATCAACCTGGTTGGATGCGACTTGTCTGAAATTGTCCTTGAAAAACTCGATACTTCTCGCAACGAAGCGATCGGTGAAATCATGGATTGACTCCGCGTCCTTACATGTATGTGTTAGATAGAAATTCAAGGTGTTATTATTATTATTCTGAATATTCGTGGTGTTACCCATCGGTGGTAATGCTTTCATCACACCACTGATTATGTCGACGGTGCTTTCTTGTTGACTCTTCACAAGCAACAAGATTAAATTCTTCATCTCATTCATATTATCATCTTTCAAAAGGTATGATTTCCTCATCTCTTCAATGAGAACATCTCGTTTGTCGACCTCGACAAATGTGTTTTCCAAGGGAGGAACAGCCTCTTGGATGGTACATGTATTTTTATGTTTGCACAATGAAGACATATGTTTATATGTTTTCCCACATGTACATTCATATAACTTCGAAACATCCGATTTTTTCCCATTAGGAGTTGTTAGTCGTTTATGCTTTGCAGTCAATAAATGCGTTTTATAGTTACTTTTTTTACTGCATACAAAGTTGCATAAAATACATTCATGATATCCGGCATTAACCGCATCATATTTGTTAGGCATTTTCGACTCAAATCTAATATATAATACTAATATAAAAATGCCTAAACCCTTTCACACACATATATTATATCGATTTTGCGAAAAGTGGTTGCAGCCAAATAGAATTATGGTATTTACAAAACACTGCATTATAGTCACAAACGTATTTTCCAAAAAAAAGGAAATGTGAGAGAGATGCAAAGTATACAGTTTGGAACTTTTTAAAAAGTTCCATTGGTAGAAACTTTCAACTCTTTATATATGGTATTTTATCAAATGTGGGAATATAAAGTTCCCATGGTTCACATCTGAATAAGTAATATTTGAATGAATATATTTCAAATATTATTACAACAATTCCTGTTTATTTTTCACAAGCAGCACGATTAAGTTTTTCAGATCTTCAATCATAATATCTCGCGGGTCAACATCAACCGGGGGAGGGATATTTGCCTTGACGTTGCATTTCTGTTTGTGTTTCCACAACCCGGAACATGTTTTTAAGATTTTTGCACAATGAATGCATTTATATGTGTCTATATCAATTCTATCGATTTCCCGTAAGTGTTTTGCGGTCAATAAATGTTTTTTATAGTCATATTGTCTACTACATTTATAGTTGCATTTTTCGCAATAAAATTTACCCATCACTTTACATTCATTTGGTATAACAATCCTTATTTTACGGACTGGATGCGGTTCAATACTATTCAATGTAGCCTTATACTGTTCAAAGTATTCCTGTTCCTTCTTTTTTGCAGAATTAAGTCCATCGCAATCGTGAAATGCGATAATACTCATAGTCCAATTATCCCATCCATTATTCTCGCGTATAACATTATAAAGTTTACATTTAGCCTTTATACAACCTTGTTTATGAGCATATTTGCGTTGAACGAAGTTTGTAGTATGTCCAATATACAAATCAGTATTGGATGCGTCTTTACAAAAAATCTTGTAAAAAATAGTATTGGAATAATCAATTTCAGCCATCCGAATAATACAGTTATATTATGTATAACCGTATTATTCTAAGTAGTTTTCTTACGAAATAATCATTTTCAGTATTTCTCCTAAATCTTAGAGAAACAATATTGTTGGGTCATCATCCATTTTTCATTATTTTTAAAATGGTGCCCTTTATTTATAATAGTGTATTTGGATTTGGTAAGTTGTTTCATAATAGACAACCAAGGGCGTTTTATTTTTCCAGGTTCACCAACCGCTTTCAAGTTGTTAAAAGAAAACCATTTTCGTATTTCAGGTATGAGTTTCATTAATTGTGTTTGAATTTCTGTATTATGGTCTAATTCATACAATGTGTATGAATTTTTATTTTCCAGGTCTAATATATGAATAATTTTATCAGTAATATCATCTTGTTCTTTTTGATATAATTCACTTTTTAATCGCATAGGCTATATAAGTTACATAAAATATGTTTAAGTCGATTCGATTTATGTAAAAGAATTGTCCAATTATATTCGAGGCATCTCAAATAGTTCATTTGGATTAGACATACCAAATAAATGTCCGAAAACGCCGATAGAACTGTATTTTTCGGGAAGAGGAGGTTGTATTTTAGGAAGCGTTTCAATTACATTCCGTGCATCAATTGGTTCATTTGGTAAAGGTGTTTGAAATCCTTCTAGGTCCGAGGAAGTAGCAGGAGCAGGAGCAGGAGCAGAAGCCTTTGACTTCGTATCATTCATACTCTCGACAGTAAGACCTTCTACTAAATCATCCACATAATACTGACCAAGTAATAACGATATAACTAAAGTAAGTAGTAAACATACAACCGAACCAATCCTTTTATTTGAAATATTGTTTAGCATGTGACCCTATATGTAATAATTATATATAAAAAGACTTGAAAGCATTTAAAAAGGTTCAACTATAGTAACTCATACAGAGAAGTATAATGTCTACCGATAGCGTTACACAAAGAATGACCGGAATGGTCAAATGGTTCAACAATAAGTCCGGATTTGGATTCGTCACCGTTTGTGGTGCGGGTGAGTTCGGTGGAAAGGATATTTTCGTTCACTATTCATCGATTCGTGTGACGAACTCCCAATACAAGTATCTTGTCCAGGGTGAATACGTGGATTTCCAGCTCGTTCGTTCCGAGAACGACAAGCATGAGTATCATGCAACTGATATTACTGGAGTATCTGACGGACCAATCCTATGCGAGACCCGTCGTCAAGCTCTTGCTGCCCAGACCGAGAGGAATGGGTCAAACGACAGAAGTGGAAATAGGAATAAGAACGCCCAGTCAAATGAGAGACCCGCGTCTCCATCTGAGTCTCCCGTTGCCGAGACTGCATAATTTAGAATATACAAAATGGAATATTACAAATAAATAGGTATTTTACATGGGATTTTATCCAATTCCATGTAAACTAATAATTTCATTTTTCAATGTTCAAACCAAATTTCAATTTATCAACTAATTTTCCGATAAAGTTCGTAACAAAATCTTCCTTTGTGGGGTCAAACACTTTATCACCGTTTTTCTTATTTTCGTCGTATACATCCCTTATAGTGGACATAACCTCGTTTCTCGAATTAAAAAGTGCTTGAACGACAAGTATAGGTAACATATCCTTCATATTGGCATTACCCATAATTGTGCTTTCAATAGAATTTAGTGTGGAATTTAATACGGAATCGCTGTGTTTTAGCATATAAACATAGGATGCATTGACCATTTTCTTAGATAGAAGGTCAGTTGTCTTATCTAGTTTTTTGGTCGCCATATCTATTAGAGTTTTACTATAACCATCATGTAACTGAATAGCAGTTTGTTCGATTTCACCTGCGTCTATCGACTCGCGACCAAGTAATGCATTTTTGGCGTCACTTGCCGTATCATCCACTGCAGTTGCGCCCATACCGATCGCATTTTTTGCTGCTCGAGCGCCATCTGCCGCGCGTGAAGCCGCATCTGACGCTTTCGAACCGACCGCTCGCACACCACTAGCTATCGCATTAAAAGGATTTCCGAGTCCACCCTTGAGTGTCTTATTCTTTCGTATACGCTTCTTCGTTTTTCTTTTTCGACGTGTTGATCTCGCACTTTTACGACCACCAAGTTGGGCATTCGGAAACCATTCACTATAAGGTGGATCATATAATTTTTTCACAAATTTGTTACCGAATTTAGTTGCCGTATCGCCTTCTGTATAGGTGAGTTCCATAAATTTCCGTATATAACCGGTTACCTGTCCAATTATGACTGCATTTTTGGTTAATAATGCGTATAACAAAATGGGTCCATTTGTGGAATTACGTAATGCCATATTTACATTTTGAAGAATCATAGCTTGAAGTTTGTTTATAGTAGATGGCTCATTTAACACCGAGGTCATTTTGGTCTGTATTGCTTCGGCTAGCGGATTAGTTTGGTCATACTGAATAAGTGTGTCGCATACATCTTTTACAAATAATTCACTAATTTTATCGTATATTGTATTCAAATCACGATTCGTTAGAGTTTGTTTTTGCGACATTGTAGTTATAATATTCATAGAAATTATATTCAATTGGGATAAAATTGAATCGTAAGCGAAATTAGATGGGTATGTAAAATGTCTATCATATTAAATCGTGAAAAGCGGGGGAAAACAAAAAAGAACAAGGGTTATTTATCGTCGAAGGAAAAGCAGCAATTATGGGACATATTTGATAGCGACGCGCCATCCGAATTACCCGTAAATACAGATTTGGAATGTGTTTACGAGAAACCAGCGGACGAATACGTGAATGATATGACGTGTAAATTATGTAAATCGCAGATTATGATAATGGACGACGGATTTCCGACATGTACAAATAACCAATGTGGTATTTTATACAAGGATACTCTCGATTATTCACCGGAATGGAGATTTTACGGTGCGGATGATAAAAACTCGTCTGATCCGACACGTTGTGGAAACCCGATAAACCCTCTACTTCAAGAATCATCATTTGGGTGCAAAATATTATGCAATCAGAATGCGTCCTATGAAATGAAACGTATTCGAAAATGGACAGAATGGCAAGCTATGCCGCATCGTGAAAAGTCTTTATATGACGAGTTCCAGTTCATCACGGTTATGGCTAAAAATTCGGGTATACCCAGGATATTTATAGATGATGCGATGGCTATTCACAAGGATATATCGAGTCAGAAGATGTTCCGAGGAATGAATCGTGACGGGATTAAGGCGGCGTCAATTTATATTTCGTGTAGATTGAACGATTGTCCTCGAACATCCCACGAGATTGCTGATATATTCAAGTTGGACAAAACGAGTGCGACGAATGGTTGTTCCATGGCGGTGAATATATTATCGAATTTGGATCGTAATGGTTCAGCGATAAACGCAACTTCCGATGACTTATGTGCTACCACACCGAGTTCGTTCATTGAGCGTTATTGCAGCAAATTGAATATGAACACAGAGTTAACAATGTTGGCTAAATTCATAGCTACTAAAATAGAAACAAGTGGATACATCAAGGACAACACACCCCAATCGGTTGCCGCGGGTATAATTTATTTCATAGCACAATCATGTAATTTGTCGATATCCAAACTGAATGTGAAACAAGTATGTAATGTGAGTGAAGTGACGATTAATAAATGTTGTAAAAAGATGGATTCACTTCAGGATAAACTGATTCCCATATGTATTTTAGCAAAATATGGGAACGCATAAATTGCGTATAGTGTTGAATATATTTATAGGATGAAAATATATAACGTGTGGCGAAAGTAAATGGACAAAACGAATTCGCACATTGTATGTAAATCCCATCCAAAGATTATTTTTATAATTCCATACCGCGATCGTGAACAACAATTGATATTTTTCCAACGCCATATCAAATATATATTAGAAGATATGGACAAAGATGAATATGAGGTATTAGTGATTCATCAAAAAGATGAACGGGCGTTTAATTGTGGAGCTATGAAAAACATAGGATTTTTAATTGTTCGCGAAAAATATCCCGATCATTATAAAAATATAACATTGGTCTTCAACGATGTGGACACAATGCCTTTCAGTAAAAATTTCATTCCATATGAGACGGAGACCGGACGAGTAAAACATTTTTACGGATTTAAACACACATTAGGTGGGATTGTATCAATAACTGGACAAGATTTCGAGAAAATCAATGGGTTTCCTAATTTTTGGGCGTGGGGATACGAAGACAATATGTTAAACGACAGGGTAAAACAAGCGAGGATGATAGTAGATAGATCAACATTTTACCCGTTCGCGGACAAAAATATATTACATTTTTACGACGGTTATTTAAAACAGGTAAATAAGCAAGAATTCGACCGTTATGAGCATGGAACCCGAGAAGGAGTGCATTCACTCTTCAAAATAAAATATAATGTAAATAATGATACAGGAATTATCGATGTAACATCATTTGAAACGGGGACAGATGAAAATAAACGTTTAACACACACACACGACCTACATAAAGGAACGCGTCCATTTAACGGACGGTCAAATCGCGGTGGATCCAAAATGAACTTCTTTTTGTAACGGAAACGTATAAGTGTTCTATGGAGATACCTCAACAATTTTGTAAGTAATCCCGACTCGGTCGTGTGATTCCCATATTCCGGAGATTTTAATAATAAATGTCGGCGCTGAAACATGCGAATGTTTACCCATCTCCGTATAAACGCGTATTTGTTTAGTAGAAATCTGTTTACTAAAGGATAATTCCATATGTTTTTCGCAATGATTAAACTTTTTATACTGTGCTAATAATTTACGTTCGAGCAAGCAGAAATCTCGCAACAATATAGAATTTGGAGGGGAAGCATTTTGAATGCTGCGAATATGATTCGCATATTCGGCTTTTCCATTTGCGCGCTTGTCTATCATAATCGGAAATAACAGGTAAAGACCATTCATTGTAAAGTTTTCGCGTGAAAATAGAATTTTTGTAAATTCGCCATCCATAACAGTGTTTTGTTTGGAGTATAAAAAACGAATATCATCGTTCAAATGAATATCACCATGTTCATCACCGGTAGTTCTTAAATCGTTAATATGTAAATACAAGTTCATCTATATATTAATACAACTAAATGTTTATACCTATTTCCAGTGTAAACAGTTACGCCATAAATTTCTTAACTATACCGATTATTTTTTCACGAGATTCTTTGGTTTGGGGTATTTTCTTTTGTTTTGGGGTCCCATCCGCTGGAATAGCTTCCTTTTGTTTTTTCTCGAAATCGTTTATTTGATTGTCGATTGAATTGGAAATAGCATTAAGACTATTGTTATCCTCTTCGGAATTATTTTGCTGTTCCTGAGCAGTTACTACATTATCAATGCTTTCTCCTGCTTGTCGAATCACATCTGATGATTGTTCATATCCACGGCTAGATTCTAATGCAATACCGTCTTGCATTTGTTTGACCATGGTTGGGGTCATATCGTCTTCAATTGCTTCTAATTCATCTGATTTCTCTTGGTCAACTAAACCCTCCCTTTTATCTATAAAAAGGAAATGTAAGAACAATGACGCGAAAAATAGAAATAAAATGAACAACAATAATGGTTTTAGATGTGTGATGTTCATTAATATTATTTATATAATAATACTATATAATGTCGTCGAATAGTCTAAATAAGTCATCCAATATATCGTGGAAAGGGAAGACATTTGGTCAGATAACAACCTCAATACAGAAAAACAAGAATTCAGGTGCAACAATGCAACAATCATTGTTGTTTCTACCTCCACCATTAAAAATATATCGCCGTGAAATAAATACGGCAGCTCTTGCTGTTAATTCTACAAGACATTCCTCATCGATTGACGAAATTAATAGACCAGGAGGGTATTTAGTCGTTTCGCATGCAGACGAATGTGATTGCAGTGGAAACGTCAATGTATTGGATAATCTTATCCCAAATAACAAAACGGAAACGGGTGAATGTTGCAATCCCAATGCGATGTTAGACCCAGCCACTGTAGCAAGACGACGTATGCGAAGTTCGGGTGTTATCCGAAAGCCGGTATCGACGGCTGCATCTTCAGCGCCCTATTGCACCACATCACAGGAGTATATGAATACTCGCGGTAAAACATTTGAGCAAAATCAATTCCATTATTTTAAATCGGGCAATCCTTTGGTTAAACCGGGTGCACCAGGAAGCCAAGACAATAAATACGCTGCGAATATCGATAGTTCATTATATTGTCCAGGAAATCCCAATTACTATGTGGAATCGCAATTCAAACCCGCAAATTATAAGTATTCCCAAGACGGTGGCGTATCTTCAAGTGCACGCACATCTAGATTAAATTACAATACCATAACGACAAATGGTGGTCTTTATACCAAGGCATTTGGTTCTGAAGTAGGAAATGCATTGTCCTATGGTGCATCTAGTGATGCATATACAATTAAGAACAAGATTGGTTTTCCGGCACCATGTGATACTAAATGTGTGACCAAGTAATATTTCATTTCAAAATAATAATAATATAAACTTATTTTGAAACTTATACTGCCGCATGTTGATGAACCGTTTCCTCCTGTAAAATGGCTTTAAAGTGTTCAGTCATCAACTCTTTGTATGAAGTAAAAACTGAGTCATGTGTCCCTTGATTTGCGAGTTCACTCAGACCATCTAAGAAACTTGTTTTGATTGTCCAACCAAGGTCTTTGATTTTCTGATTACTAATATAATAACGCTGGTCGTTGAATGGTCTGTCTGCGATATACGTGACCCAATCATCATATTTATCCGTATGTTTTATCATTTTGATTAATATTTGCGCGACCTGGGTTACCGAATACTCCATATTCTCATCACATCCAATATTATATATTTCGCCAATAACACCACGTTCTAATATTCGTTCGAATGCAGAGACGGTATCGCTCACATGTAAAAATGCACGGACAGCCGAACCATCGCCTTGAATGGTTACAGGTAAATCCGATTTTAATTGTTCAATGAAACGAGGAATCAACTTTTCGGGATACTGATTTGGTCCATATACATTGTTACCTCGAGTAATAATAATGGGCATTTTATAAGAATGGTTGTATGATTGTGCGATCAACTCTGCACCAGCTTTTGTTGCTGCATATGGATTGGTAGGACATAACACAGAATGTTCCGTTTTATGTTGTTCGTCCACCAAATTCATGGACTCGCCATATACTTCGTCTGTTGATACATGGACAAATTTTTCGATATTACCATATTTGCGACAAGCTTCAAGAAGGACATGTGTTCCAAGGATGTTATCCTGTGTGTATTGAATGCTATCTTCAAAAGAGTTTTGAACATGCGATTGTGCAGCAAAATGCATAACATGGGTAACCTTATATCTGGAAAGAATGTGGGATACGCCATCCATATTGGTTAGATTTATTTTTACCAGTTTATAAGTAGGATCTTCACGAATTGATGAATCCACATTTTCTTCCGATGCACAATAATACATAGCATCTAGATTAATCAACATATCCGGTTTGTTTTTGGGGAAATAATGGTTAATGAAATGACTTCCAATAAAACCGCACCCACCGGTAACAAGTAATACAGTAGGTGTGTCTGTTTTGTTACTTGTTTCGATGGAACGTTTATATCCAGTAAGACAATCGCGAACCGCATCTTTAATATGTCGGACATCTGGAAACAACGTTTCTAATCGAGATGTATCCAAAAAATTATTCGATCGGTCTGCATCCAAGATTTTACGTTGTTCGTCTTGTGTGAAATTATCCCATGTGAATTGTGGGTCGATAATATCACGATACATTTCCAGTATTTCATTGTGAGTAATGAGTCCAGGATTGGTGAGATTCATCGTCCCAGTTAAGTTTATCTGCATCATTTTTAATACATATGATAACAGTTCCGGTAAAACGGTCATGGAATTTGGAACAGAACACACCTTTGCATAGGTTGATATTTTGGTGATGAAGTTTCGAGGGTGTTTTTCCCCATTAATGGGCATACGAATGCGTAAATTCAAAACGTCTTTATTATACATATGAATCAGACGGTCGGTAAATCCCTTTACGATTGAATAAGATGAACCAAAAAAATTGGGTTTTGCGGATTCGTCGAATCCATTATCTTCTTTACCAAAAGCGTGCTCGTCGTCATATGAGAAAATGCAACCAGTTCCAAGATAAGTAAAATGAATCTGTTTAGACCTGCATAATTCAGCCAAACACATGGGTGAAAACAAATTGTCGCGAATATTTTCGACCAATTTGGTAGGTTGTTCTAAATAGTCAATTGTGCTGTAATGTTTATCACCAATAGTCCCATGTGTTCGACCAATAAACGAAATGATATGTGTTGGTGCACACTCTGTAATTTCGCACTGTAGATCATCGTAGTTATCCACGCGCGATTTACCTTCTGTGAAATGTATACCATTTTCAACTAGAATAGTGATAAATTGATTACCGATCCATCCACGTGAACCATACACTAAAACCTTCATTGTATTATAGTATAATACACAATAAAATACTATAATACAAACTAACAGTTAGTTGCTTCAATAAATACATTGGGTGTAACCATATTATTTGAAATAACATTGTATTTATCACACCACTGCACACATTTCTGCACATTCTTTTTGACCAGACCATCAATCTTGTCGTTTTTATGATGAATTTCGAGGAGGGAGAGTGTATAATGAATATTCTCGATTTGTTGTTGTCCGAAAATAGCATTGTATTCCTCGATTTTCATTGTAAATAGTAGAGAAAGGGGAGTATTTAGAAAACGTGAAACCGCATATCCAGTCGTATCTGTTAACAGTCGGGTGAATGTCGCGTGCAAATACGGATATATTTGTTCAAGAGGAATATCGAGAAACCCTTTGCATACGATATACTTCTCTGAATTCGCGTAACGACTTGTTTGTGGCTTCGTAATATAGACCTTTTCGTAACATGATGAAAGGAGAGCAAGCATATCAATTGTCGGCTGTGTAAAACAATCAAACACCTTCAGAATAAAACTTCCACCTTGGCGTTGCATAACTAATGCATAAATGATTTGCCCGAATATTAATTTCACAATGTGATTCTCTTGGTTATTGAAATCACCCGAAAAGTCAAACCCCCCATCGCCAGTGATGATATGCATAGAACGACCATATTTGTTTTTACAGTATTCCAAGTTATCTAATTTCAATATATCACCTGTTCCGTCGGCTCCATTTTCGATAATCACGTTTTTATTATCTCGTAAAAATTGTTGGCTTTTTTTCCAAGCGGGGATGTTTGTATCGTGAATATCGTCCAAAATGGTCATTCCGATATATGTATCTTGTTTACTATTTCGCAAATGAACAAGTGCCTCGATAAATCCACCTGGACCTTCCGCCAAATGGAAACTCTGTAACCCTTGTTTATTGGTAATCGTGGTGCGCAAAGACTCCAATATGCGAAAAAAATTCATTGTTTCTATCATTTTGAAATAAGAACGAGACAAAGGCTTTCGCTTTGCGACACTTTTCTTCTTGTTGGGAACACATGTATGTATATATTCATATGGATTGGTGAATCGCTTGTAAATATCCCAATTTTGTTCGTTTCCATTAATACGCGGTTTAATATCGTTTAAATAAAATGAAAGGGAACCGGACACTACGTTGTGTGATTCGGTTGTTCCTGTGTGTGCGCATAACAAGTATGTATATAAATCGGGAGTATTACGGGGTAATTGAAAATGAATCATATAATAATTACGGGGAGTAGATATATGTTACACAGATGCTATGTTTACACCCTTGAACATTTAAGTTCGCACAACTTTATGTCGTTTTGAAAATAAATATTATAAGGTGTAAAATCAATAGTTGTGCTTACCGCTTTACTTCGGCTTTAACAACGATGGTCTTACTTTTTCTTGTTTCTATGCCTTCGGCAAAACAAGTGAAAGACGATGCCCTACTAAACTCTTCTGGTCTTGTTTGATTTTTTATCCAACAAGTAGTTAAGTTCATTATATTTACTGCGGAATTCGCATCTCGGGTTCTAAATACGTTTTGTTTGTTTTGGCAACTCACGCAATTAGAACACACGAAAAGACGATATACTTCCTTATTCTTTTTATCTCGGTAATGTTTCATTTCATTACTACACCCACAACATTTCTTACTGGTATTGAATTCATTGATTGTAATAGTATCATATCTTTTATGGATTTGTTTCCTTAATCCCTTATTCATCGTAGGCATAAAATGTTTCATTTGTGTATCTCTGCTCCAATTTCCATAACCAATTAGAATATTTGAACCAAATGTTTCTTGGATTTTATTAAGGAAATTATCAATGCTTTTCTTACCATAACTATATTGCCTAAATTTCATTTTTCGCCAAGTTTCGTTTATGTAAAATTCGGTTGTTTCTTTATTGAGTTTATCCTTTTCTACTAAATATGCTTTGAACTTGATGTAATCAACAGATTTGCTATTTTGAACTGATAAATGAGTTTCTTTTTCAATAATTTTATTTCGTTTCTTTTCTTGTAATAATATTCGTTGGTTGCGTTTCCCATAACTTTCTATTTTCCGTTGTGATGCTGTGTATTGTAATTTATTACCATTCTTATCCATCATATACACCAACGAGTGTTTGCCTGGGTCGCAACCAACAATATTCCTATCGTTCAATGTATCTAATTGTTCTTTGGATAAATCTTCAATACCATAAAAATCTTGGTCTAGAATGCTTGGAACGCGGCTACCCCATTTCTTATCTTTCAAATCTTTTCTAATAAACAACAAGCAACAAGATACTCCGTCAGTTTGTATTTGATGATGGAATTGGTAATGTTGATTTCTAAATATTTTATGGTTCAAATTCAAAAAGGCATTCCAAATATCGTATTGGTTTTCTTTTAGGTTTTTATGTAATTCCCCCTTTTTTATTCCATCTATTTTATTTGCTGGACAAAATAAACTAACCAAACTTGCTGTATCTAAAATAATATGTTTTGGAACAATATTAGTTCGTAGTGGTAAGGGTTGGAATAATTTACTTTCTTGTTTTTCCAATACTTCATTCATATACAACATTGCTTTCAAATATTCAAATGGTCTAACTTTCACATCATAATAAACTGACTTTGTAATATTGGATGGTAAAATGTTGAATAAATGAGTGGTTTTCCATTCATTGAAAATTTCATCCGTTTCATTATTTAAAGTCATAAGTTGATGTTTCAACTTGAATAAAATAGATTTATCTTCTGTTAAATTTGTGGTTGTTTTATTGATAAATCTCAAAAAGTGCTGAATGAAATGTTCTTGTGCGTTGTTGGATAAAGAAGTATGAATTTGCGTTGCTAAATAAGGTAATAAAAAAGTAGTGTTTTTCAAATTGGTTTTCTCGTGATTTACTGCTGGCTGATATTCTTCCAAATAAAATCTTTCCAACTTATCAAGTAGTTCTGTATTTTTACTTTTCACTCCTTGATTACTTCGTGTTCCTAATGATTTGATACAATACAAAATAAAAGTGTTATCAATTTCGGGTAAGGCAGTTTTATTTGAATAGCAATTCAGCACATACAAGCGAATAAACTGGTAGGAATGTATCATCAAATCGTTCATTTCAAAAACAAGATTATTTATTACAGGTTGGACTAAATCACGATTGAGTAAAACAGATTTGAGTGGTATTTTGAGAGTTTTGTATGCGGATTTATCGTTATTCCTAAACTCTTTGAATTCGTCCTTCAACTTCTTCTTTTTGACCATCCTATATTCTATACAAAGATTATATTTTTATATAGTTATTACAAATAACTATATAAACTCCTAAATGTTTTCATTTTCGTTTTTGTTTTTTTCTTCAAGTTTCTTTAATTTTTCCTTTTTATTCAAGTATGCTCGTCGTGCGTATTCCTTCTTTTTTTCAGTTGATAAATTAGTAGAATAATTAGTTTTTTCTTTATATTCCTTAACCCGTTGCTTATGTTCGTCTTTATTATTTTCATAATATACTTTTCTACTTGCTGGTGCTGTGTATTTTTTGAGATGCTCTTTGGTTTGAATTAATTCATTTTGTAATTTTTTATTTTCTTCCTCTGTAATTTTTAATTTGTGTATTAGTTCATCAACATTCATAGTTAGTATAGTATGATAAATATTTTTTATGTAATTTATCATATTATTTATATTTCGTATTTTTGTGCGAACTTAAATCTTCAAAGGTGTATATATTTTGAATAGTAAGATAAAATATTCAAAATATGCGATTGTATAATATACGATTATGCATCAGTCTTAGGTTTTGACTTCACTTTTTTAATAATTACTTTTTTACCGGTTACTTGTGGGGCGACCATTTTGATTCCTGGATTCTCCGCTGAAATGCTATCGGAACGTCCGATTGTTATTTTGGTCTTCTTACCGGGTAACTTTCGTATCACCGATTTGGATACGTCCTTGGTTTTATCCATCTTATCCTCCTCTTTTTGTGAATGAGTAATGATTTTGTCTACATCATCTTCTTCGTCATCATCTTTACGCGTCATCATCAACTTACCCGCCTTTTCTGCATTCACACTGTGTGTTTTACGGAATACAAAGTATCGATTCAAGAACGATATCTTCTTCTCTTCCTTGCTCATATTAGGGGCATTCCCATAATCGTTCTTAGCCCGTCGGTTATGTTCAAGTTCGGATTCCATGGATTGATATAGTTCGTCAAACAGTCCGGTTCCATTAGGTAATCCCATAGCATTGGCTTCTTCTTTGTTAATGACTACGAAACCATAATTTTCCATCACACGCTGTAGATATTTGAAATTAACCAAATATTCGGAAAATGTTTTGTTAATACTCTCTTGATATACATCAATCGGATATCCAATTGAATATTCATCTTCCGGAAAGCCTGTATGGTCATATTGTTTTGTAATCTCGAATATTTTTTCATCATTGCGCATGAGTGTTACACCCTCACCCTTGTATTTATGTTGAAGCATGTTAAACACAGATTGACCGTCGTAACAGGTTCCAATGAAATATCCATTGACTTTGGTGCACTCCGACACGTTTCGCAGGAATGTATGCATGATTCTTTCACTTTCAAAGAAGTAATGTAGCGCGAATTGCACAGAACTAACATTGAAACCGTCTTCACCCACACCGTAATGTTTATACACACCTGCACCCAATTCAGACTTATCCTTCAATCCTTGACCGAATATCGCATTTGTTATTTGCTTATCGCGTTCACTTGTCGCAGCTTTGCCTGAGCGAATATGTAGCTGACTATTTCCTACCGCGAATAGTGCTTCCGGCATTTTATGGAACTTCTGACGCGAATTCAGATATCGTGCGCACGCTCCGTCACGTTGATGTTCAATGTTATCTGGAGAGAGATCCATACCAAATACGAATCCCAATTTAGCGCCGATCCATTTGGGAAGATCACCCGCTTTTCCGACTGCATAATCAATGAGGGAATCGCCGCGATTACTTACGCCCAATATTAGTTTTTGTTTCACATACAAGTTGTGGAAATTACGAAGACCTCTTGTATTACTCTCTTTTCCGGAAGGATTGTAATAAACGTCTTCATCGCCAGTATAATCGGGGATATCTTGTCCCGTGGTAATCATAGTATTCGTAATGGGATTATGAATGGATTTCCAGTTACTGTTCGCAACATGATACGCGTTACCATAGTTCGTCCCACCTGAACGAAGGTCGTTAGTTTTATCATAACGAACGCGCAAAGGAACCCATCTCCATGGACCGGTTTTCGTGGTATCGTAACTGAATTCCACAATCATATCTCCTTCGAAATATTCATTTTCTTCTGTAAGCATTACGAGTCCACCTGTCCCATTATCGGTCAATTCGACATTACACAAGAACGCGTTTTGGTCATATGGATTTGTCGGTTGAAATGGAACGGGCATATAATTGCGGTCGTTATCGATGTCTCCTGGAGTGGGAAGTTTGTCGTTAATCACATCTAACATGGGGTTAATATAACCGTGTTCCTTTTTATTAAATCCGCAAAGTAATTTCAGCGTTTTATATTGAGTAATCTGTTTCGCAGTAACCATATTTAAACCATCTTGAAATACGTGGTGTAGTTCATCCTTTCCGTTCTTGTCCTTTTTCACAGAGACCAGGAAATCAATAGTGTTGAATTCAGGAGGTTTCCATTTGAAGGACATTGACCATGTAAATTTATTCAATGGACCTGCGTGTCCAGAGCGTTCACCACCAACACCTGTAGATGTGGGTGTGAAGATTAGTCCATCGGTATTGTATTCATATGAACCATCATTAACCATGGACAAAATGGTCGAACAATGTTTAAATATAGGTCCATCTCGTGTTGAATAGAAGTTTTTGCTTTTGATGGTCAACCAACATGCATGTTGTGCGACACCGTCCTTTGATACATGCTTTTTCTCTGGATCACTGTTTCCAGAATCCTTGTCTAGAATCGACACAGGTTTCATCTTCTGAACCAAATCCTGTAACAATGGGAATCGGAAGTTTGTTGGAAGGTCCGTTTCCAACATGGGTGCAAAATCTAGTTCACGCACGCTTTTCCCGTTGATAAAGTATACATCAAATGCGGCATAAAGATTTACAAAATTACCCATTTTATCATATTTGATATGTTCACCATCCAATATCGTCCAAAACAATTCCTTGTCGCGTGTAATGATACCAGTGAATATGATGTTCATGTTTGTATCAATCATATAGATGTGACCATTTTGGGCAATAAACAAGAGTTTGCGGTCTCCATCGGCTTTATCCGTAACTGTATAATTTTCGCGTATATTCGGGACACTTGATGCACGTTCACCCTCTTCTTGTAATTCCGCGATATTATTCAGTTGCAATGTGAAGGAAGATGGTCCGGTGAAATGACGATTTAGCTTCTGTTTGGCGTATTTCCGGGTTTTTTCGTTGTGATTGAACAATAGTTCGGTATATTCTTTCGCATATTCCGTCCCACGTGAGCAGTTGATATATTGAGCGAGGACTTTATCGCGTTCACTATAGGAAATTGGATAATTTGTCCCCTGCAGACCACTCAATACGATGCGTGTGCATTTACGGATAACCGTCATCAATTGTGCGGTCGTTCTATATTGTGTTCCGGGTCCGACACGTGAGTTATCTATTTCCAATTCCACTTCATATGTCTCTGCGCTAGTGAATAATCGCGCCTCTTGGACTGTATATTGTGGAACGGGAACACGTGAGTTGACTTTCGCGGAACTCTTCACAATACTGATATCGACAAATATGGGATATTCTGGATGCGATAGACGAACGCGATTGATATAACGGAATGTCTTCTTGGTATCTGTCCACTTGGACAGAATACGCTTTGCGATATCAGAACGCATCTGGAAATCTGTCTCGTATTGATAGGATACGCGGAAATTATGGTCTGGAAAATCAACTGGACGCAAAGGCTTGTTGGTAGCACGATCATTTCCTATGAATGGTGGGGCTTTTTTCGTAAATTTGATTTTATCAACACTTGCAGATGCGGTCGAGGGGAGGTCGTTGAGTTTTTGCAAATTATTGGTGCGACAATATTCACGAATCAGATCAATACCCATGACTTCTGCGCGAATGTTAGACATACGCATTTGACCCGTCTCGCGATTTATCTCCTCACTATTAATACGCAATATGTTAAGTCCATCTGGTTGACTTGTCGAAAATCCGGCGCCATAGAACTGTTTTACGACGTTATCATAATCGATCTTGGACAAGGGTCGTCCACTTTTCGAATTCGTTCCGAAACGTATCTCGAGTTCACTCGCGCGTCCACGACTATTTAAATATGGGTTATCGGCTAAATAATAATCAACCATGGCTTCAAAGTCACTTGTAGAATTAGCGGGTCGTTCCTTCTCTGTATCCTTTTCCGGGGTAGGAGAAATCGGACTATATATTTTCCCAGGAGGAGGTTCAGTCGGACTATATATTTTCCCAGGAGGAGGTTCGTCGGGTGATGCCGGTCGTTCGAAACTAGGTCCTTCTATAGAATCTTGTTTCAGAGTTTCACTCATAATATATAAATATGTATACCTTATTCCTATATTATTTTTCATTATCAATTTTGTATTAGCATTTTTACCAACTTATTGATAATCACATCATACCAATCATTTTTTTTGGGTTTGACGACTGTTGGTGCAACCTTCAGTTTCTGACCCATTGCCTCCAGTTCTGGTATTTTATAAGTAGATACACCCTTGAGGATCTTTGGGAGAAAGGGGTCGACCTTCAAAAGCGTGGACTCGATTTCGGAGAAACGTTCGGTCGATATGACTTCGACGTCAACTGAAATATATCCATCTTGATTGCGTTCGAATAGATGGGTGTCGTAACTTGGGTCGGTCATAAACTTCATATATAACTCTCCTTGAACAATGATAGCGTTGATTTTGTAAAACATACACATGACGTGAAATGCGTGCCATGATGTTTTCTGGTTAATCATCATCTCCGCTGCGGTTTCCTGCATACGAACATTCGAAACTTTGACTCCATTTGTCTGTGCGCAACTTTTAACCACGGCGCGATTTTGTTGAATATATGCGAGAACATTTTGTTTTTCTTGTAGTTCTACATTCTTGTATTTTCCACCGATGAGTGTATATTCGGCTTCTCCGTGATGAAGCACATAAATAGACCAAAATAGAGTGTCTTCCTTACGTGGAGAAAACAGTTGACGTCTAACATTCTGGTATGGTTCCACAGGATAAGGAACAACATGAGAAATGGTTGTAGTAATAACTTTTGGTGGAATGGGAACTACCGCGACATCAGGTTCATACATTTGTGGTGTAAATCGACTAATATAGGTTTCATTGAGCATGAAAGGTTCCCATGTATGTATATCTTCTGGAGTATCAAATTTCTTATGGTTATAAAAAATTTGATTGAGTAGCGTGCAAGCCATGTTACATATATAGAGTGAGAATTCTTTAATTCATTTTGATAACTTACATAGCAGTGGAGATAGAATATTTGTCTTGATTTTCGAAATAGGTCTTTGCGAAATCTTGTTTTTTTGTTTCGATACTGCGAAGAGCATTTTCTTGGTCTTTTGCATACGATATATAATTCTGAATTTTGGGGACAACTTCTTTGGGTAAGAATGAGAGATTGATGTAGACACCGCTCTTGTTCTCGTTTAACTTAACATCGGGACTGGAGTTCAGAATTTTGAGTATCTCGAGTTGATGGGTTTTGGGCATCTTTTCGATTTGCGTCTTTAGGTCTTCAAGTTGTTGAGTATATTCCATGTATTGATTGAAATTAGGGTGAATCGTTTATATGGTTTTGATTCGTTTTGTATTACCATGTTGCAAGGGCGGATCTTCTCCACTCGCCACTTGCAATACATACGTACATCCAATTTACATCATATCCGATTTGACCGGCAATTCCAGCAGAAGTAGCAAGTGCTGGCGCAGAAACAAGTGAAATTCGGGCAGCAGTCGTAGCATTTCCAGCAGTAAGACTAGCGGCAGTTCCAGAACAATTTGATAAATCGCCAGATGTCGGTGTTCCTAATACGGGTGTGACTAATGTTGGTGAAGTCGCAAAAACCAATCTGCCTGTGCCGGTTTCATCACTAATAACACCTGCTAATTGAAGTGAAGTAGTTGATGCTAAGGCAGATAAATTATTTGTTGTATAAACACCATTTGTTACCGCACCGGCAGTAAGACTAGCGGCAGTTCCAGAACAATTTGATAAATCGCCAGATGTCGGTGTTCCTAATAAGGGTGTGACTAATGTTGGTGAAGTAGCAAAAACCAAACTACCTGAACCAGTTTCATCGCTAATAACACCTGCTAATTGAAGTGAAGTAGTTGATGCTAATGCAGATAAATTATTTGTTGTATAAACACCATTTGTTACCGCACCGGCAGTAAGACTAGCGGCAGTTCCAGAACAATTTGATAAATCGCCAGATGTCGGTGTTCCTAATAAGGGTGTGACTAATGT